TCATTGGCTAATTTGCAATGTATCTCCTAATCCAGCAATTTTATTAAATGGCACTTTATGGCTAGGCGATATTTTGATTCTTGTAAAGCTAGGAGACTCTACTTCCTCTAACACAGTTGCTTCAACACCAAGATTTAATAATGCTTGCTCTAATGGATGAGATGCCTGCTGTGGCAATGCTAATGGCTCTACTAAAGTTGCTTCCAACTCCTTATACTTTTCACCATAAGCATTGTAATAAGCAGTATAATAGTGTTCTCGCTCCATTGTTAGCCTTTCAGCTTCATCAATTTGACTCCGTGTCTTATTGAGCAACATTATTGAATACAATACTGTTATTGCGGAAGACGCAAGTCTAACTTCTTTTAAATGTTTCCAGCTACTTGCAGCTGGTGCAACAGTCAAAAATCCTACTAATATTAACTGATACAAAATATTAGGATTTAAGTTAAATTGTTTAACTTGCTGTTGCTGTGGGTTTTCTCTGAATAATGTTAGTGCCATTAGTTCAAATGTGAAATTACTAAACCTAGTCCATAAAACAATCCAACTAGCATAAGCATTCTTCTAATTGCTGGAAATAATGCTCCCCAGATTAATGCAAAACTAATTACAGTCATTACTACTGGACTAGTTGGTGGATAATATCTAGCTAAATATCCGGTAAAAGCGCCAATAGCAATAATTAATATTGCTTGGTTAGCCACAAATATCCAATGAGCATGATGCTGTAAATCATTTTTTTCGTCTGTTTTAAAATCCATTACAATATTTCCTTGATAATCGCTGACGTACTTTTTCCAACAATATACTTAGGATGCAATTTGCTTTTAGATGGTAACTTCCGATATTCTTTGCGTGGTATTTTCATCATTTCCGATTTGTTGTCCATATATTTTGAAGTACTAATTAACTTCATTTCTAGTTGTTGATTAGCATCAGCAACCGCTTTTATTGCATCCATTTTTTCCCCAACAAGTTTAAGATACTGTATTGCTCTAGCTGCATTAGCATGAGATTCGGTAGCATCTTTTTTCATAGCTTCTAACTCTGCTTCGGATATTTCGTAAATATATGGAAATATGGATTTATTTCCATATATTAAATCCTCTAATTTGTTACCAGTGTTTGACAGAAAAGTTGAAAATAAACTCATTTTACTTGGCATTGAGAATTGTTGTTCGCTTGAGTTAAGACAACATCTGCTATTTTTAGCCCTACCACAGGAACAGTAATTGCAAGGGAAATTGCGGCTACTCCAGCAACGATTGAATTAATGTCTTCACTTAAACTTTTATCTTTTGGCTCGTAAACTGTTTCAATTTTTTGCTCATAACTATCGTCTTTCATAATTTCTGTCACTCTTTTACGAACGACTAAGTCATCTTTTTGTTTAAACATGTTACTTCCTTACAATTTGAGAATTTTTACTTTGTTGAAATTGCAAAAACATTCCACTTAAAAAAACAGTAGTACCTAACACTGTTAATCCAATTGGATTTGCCACAGCTGTTGCTACAGCTACATAACTAGCTGCGCCTAAAACAGAGGTAATACTAACTGTTTCTAAAATTCCTTGAAGCATAATTTTTATAAACTCCTTTCTTTGTTTGATCACCACATTAAGCATTTGCAATTTTCCCAGCTCTATCGCTAGTGTTATTTGTTCTAAATACAAAAGCTGGATTTCTTGTTGCAAATTAGTTAAATTTGCCTGCCCATAATGTTCTGACATTTTTTATTTAACTCCTCTCTCTTTGCTTTTATCTTTTCTTGGAGAGAATAAACATTGCTCAAAGACTCCTGAGAATTACGATGCAATATTTGGTATTCTTTAGCTGCTTCCTCTGTTAATCTGTTTGCTACCTCCATTGATTGCTCAGAAAAGTTACTTAATACCGTCATATAAGAAGCTTGGAATCCGTGAATATATTCCAACGCAGACTGAACACCATTTATTGCTCCAATATTCCCAGATATTTGAGCTTGGGTATTAGCAGTTTCTAATTGCAGTACTTGCTGAATTGTTGTAGCTTGCTTCATTGTTTCATCTACAACTTCTGCTTGAGTTAAAGCAGCTGGAGCAACATTTGCAATTGGTTCTTTTTCTTCTTTAAATTCAGATGCTTTTTAACTCCATTAATGTTTTAATCTCAGCCCATAAAACAGATGTTTCTGGTAACTCAGGGAAAGCATCACTTGCTTTTAATCCGATAATGTTTGGCTCATTATTTAACTTAGACACCAATACTTTTGGAGTCCAGTTAATAATGTCTGCTACATCTTTAATCGTCATGTTCATTTTGCATATCCTTTACTTGTTGATTTAAATCATTTAATGCTGCTTTTACAAAAACTGCTTTATTTCTAGTATGCTTATACCGTTTTAGTATTGAAAGAATTTCTTTTATTACCCAAATTTCCCAATCTTCAGAAATTGGCAATCCTCTCAACACTCCTTCGTCATCAACATACTTATCAAAACATTCAATGTAAGTGGCTGCATAATGCAAGTACATTTTGAAGAGTTCTTGTACTAATTTTTAACTCTTCTGCTAATTCTTGTCTCGTTTTATTAGGCAACAACACTTGTACATATTGTTGTCTTTTGTAACCTCTTTTATGTATTTGCGTTGATGCAAACACAACTTCATTCATGTTGTCTCCTTGTTTCTGAGTTATTTCCGGAATTGTTTCGGAATTAATTACTGCAAAAAAATTAATTCCAGAACATCTTTATAGTAATAAACTCAATTAACTACCACAAGTAAAGTTAGTATACAAATCAAGTATTCGTGGTATACAATCAAATTGTTTTTACTGTTATACTCCATAATTTATCCAAACATTCACAATGGAGTTTATGGCATAAAGGAATGTTTCTATGACTTTTGTTCCTTCCCTTGCTGCCCATTGTTTAATCGTTTGTTCTGATACTCCCAGGAGAGTTGACATTTCAACTGTTGTTAACTTCCATTTTGTTTTAAAATCAAGAGGGGATAATCCTCTTTCTTCAAGAGTATCTGTGGAAAAAATTTAACTACTATTCGTTCCATGGTACTATCTCAAGATACATGACTGTTCTATTATACATAAAGTATAGTTAATGTAATTGTACCGTAATTTAAATTTATGCAACAGATTTCAGCTTCAGTGCCAGATAGTGTCTTAAATCTTTTAAGAACTATTTCCGAACAAACAGGAGAACCGGTTAGTTCTATAGCTAACCGGTTGATCAGGAGAGGATTACAAAATGAATTAGATTTTTTAAACAGAGCGCAAGTTTATGCTAATCTTGTTCAGAAAAACAAGAATTAATAGCTGTTTAATCCAGGAAATCCACCGAAAGGCAAAACATTTCCAACGCCAAATCGTAGCTCACATGCTGCCAATGTTTTTGCGCAAAAATCTTGGTTAGGATCTTGAGTTACGCTCCCATCTAAAGTATATTTTGCGCTACCAGCATAGCTGCATTCTGGACTACGATAAATCCAGGTGCAGCTTCGTACCATTACTCTAGCTGGTAAAGTGATTCCTTCAACATCAAAAGCAGATCCAAGATTAAATTTTGCATTAGTATAATTTTCCTCTGCTAATTGTTCAATAACATAAACCTGTATTGGTAACTCTTTAACTCCAGCATTGGCATCTACCTGCCCATCTAAAAATCGTTTTTGGGTAACATGCCTTTTTAACAAATGTGCCTTCTAGTCTGTAACCAGTTTCCCTACTTTGTTTAAGCCATTTAGTTAATATACCTCCAACGTTAGATACTGTTAATTTTGGAGTAGGAATAGCTCCTTGTCCAATTAAATCAAATCCTTCTCCTTGAACTCCCACTGCATAATATGTTTTGCCATCAAAAACAACCCATGGTGTGCTGTCATTAATAGCTGTGCTGCCAATTCTAATTGTTTCAATTGAAGTATCTGTATCTTCTTTGTCTTTATCTATTACTCTATATTTATAGATTTCATATAATTCTATAAAGAGTCTGGATTTAAACTTAATAAATTTGGAATCATAAAAATCTCCTAACTTGTTCAAATGTTGCAGAAAACGAATCAACTCCTTTTCCCAGTGCTTGTATAGTCCATTCTGTACAAGAATATAATGTATCATCATCTTCTACCATAAATGCTTTGCCATTACGTTCTCGCAAAAATGTGTCTACTTCACTAGCGTTAGTTATATTGACAGCAACAGAAAGTAACACTAGTGGTATTAATTTTAGTTCTTGCAGCCCGTGCCTCAATCGTATTGGGTTGATATTTAGTTACAATCAAATTTGACTGTTCTGCTTTTGTACTATCCCAATTTGGAATTAACGGAATAATTGGATAAGCCATGATATCTGTTTTCTTAGAAGGTGAATTAGGCGATTTATTTGTTAATAAAATTGATTTAGCTATAGAATCAGTTGCCGAATTAATACGAGCATTAAAAGCTAATTTTAGCAATTTTTTAGATTATTTACAAGATGCTGAAAATCGTGGGGTAAGATACAAGATAATAATCGGGCATGAATCTATAACTAACGATAAAATTGATAAGCTTAGTTGTCCAATATCTAGAAAAGTACGTAATATTAGAATTGTACCTATACTTGCTGGTAGTGGAGAAAATTGGTGGATGTGGGTAGGAGCAGCTGCAATGTTTGCTCTAGCAATATTCGCTCCAGCTGGATTTATTATTTGGGGAACAAAAGGTGTTTTAGCTCCAAGTACAACTATTTTATTAGGAACTGTTTTACTATTTGCTGGAATTAGTTCTTTATTTAAACCAGCAAAACCAGAGGCAGATCCAACTAGTCAAACAATAGGAGGATTACAAAATAACACACAAGAAGGAGGTAGAGTACCTGTTGTTTATGGTAAAATACAAACAAGTATGTATGTGATTTCTAGTAGAATCGATAGTTCCATTAGTGGAAATCCGCTTTCTATTAGAATTCAGGGAAATCCCGCGTATTTTGCAGATAAAGATCCTGGTTTCTTTGGTAATCTTCAATTTATTGGAGATCCAAATAATTCTCCAACTACATTTTCTTTAGAAGCTGGTGATGGAGATACTTATAATAATAGATTTACAATACCTCCAAATACAAATACTTTAAATTTTAATGGTTTTTTATCAGGAGACACATATAATATATATTATAATTGTTATTCTAATGATGGAGATCCTGTGTGTACTAACTTTTTCCCTAATACAAATGTTAACCCATGGACAATTCGAGTTAAAGCACAAACATCCGGATTGTCACAAAATTATGTTTTTTCTCAAAAAATAGAAATTTTTTGGAGCGTTTATGCTATAGATACTTCATCTTAACCTCGTCTTAATCATAATGAAACATAAACATAAAAAAATTGAAGGTTTTGGTGGCGGAAAGGAGGAAGGCAATCTCCGCAAATTACTCGTGTAACTGGAGTTAGTACATCAACAGCATACATACTAGGAGCAATCTCAGAAGGCCCCATACAAGGATTTGATGGACATCCCTTAACTGAAACTTATCTTGACGAAACTCCAGTAAAAAATGCTGATAACACAGACAATTTTAAAGGTGTTAATTTTGAACATCGTCTTGGAACTCAAATACAACCTTCTATAACTTTGTTTGGATTTGGAGATTCTATTGCACAAGAACAATCTGTTTCATCAGAAGTAAAATGGGATGGATCTTCAACAAATATTGGAGTTACTAGAACTTTAAATGTTAATAATATACCCGATGAAATTAAAATAAAATTGTCTTTTCAAATGCAGCAGCAAGATCCTAGTAATGGTAATGTTAATGCAACTGATATAAGATTTGGTATTTATTTACAGCAAAATCTTGGCTCTTTTGATTTAAAAGTTGATCAAACAATTTCTGGGCGTTATTCAAGTCCAACAGAATTTGATTATAGAATTAGACTTCCTAAAACTCAAGTTACACAACTTGCTATTAAAATTCTTAAATTAACTGTAGATAACACAGAAACAGAAAAAAACGGATACCAACGTAGCATGTCATGGGTATCTTATTCAAATATTGTTTATAAAAGATTAAATTATCCAAATACAGCATTAGCAGCGTTCTCTTTTGATACTTCTGGTTTTTCCTCAGTTCCTAATGTTGTATTTAATGTTTACGGTAGATTAGTGCAAATTCCAAGTAATGGCACAATTGATGGGGTAATAGACGAATAGTTTATAGTTCCACTTGGAATGGTGTGTTTGCAGACACCAACCATAGCTGTGTCAGATCCAGCTTGGATTTTATATGATTTAATCACAAATACTAGATATGGGCTTGGGAAATATATTGATACCAAGCAAATAGATAAATGGGCGTTATATGAAATTAGTAAGTATTGTAATGAGCTAGTCCCAACTGGTTATACAAATAATAATACAATAATTTATGAACCAAGATTTCAATGTAATATTGCATTGCAGTCTAAAACAGAAGCTTTCCAGGTATTACAATCTTTGATAACAATATTTAGAGGTTTTGCTTATTGGCAAGCTGGAACGATATCTTTTGTTGCTGATAAACCAGATGTTGTTAAATATCAATTTACACAAGCAGATGTAGAGGATGGGCTTTTTGTATATAGCAGAGTTGGATTAAAATCCAAAAAAACTGTAGCTTTAGTTAGCTGGTTAAACCCTGCTGATTTTTATCGCAAAACTGTAGAAATGGTGGAAGATCCGATAGGTATACAAAATGGGGTATCAAAGAAATGGAGTTGGAAGCTGTTGCTTGTACATCAAGAGGACAAGCAAGACGAGCTGGAGTTGCAGCGTTAATTTCCGACAGATTAGAACAAGAGACTGTAACATTTAAAGCTAGGGCTTATGCAGCTTTTATTAAGCCAGGAGATATTATTACAATTTCTGATTCTCAACGATTAGAAATGCGCGGTGGTGGATTAATTATTTCAGCTACAACAACAACTATTAATTTAGACAGTCCGGTAACACTAGTTTCAGGGCAAACCTATCAACTTAGTGTTACTTTGAGTAATGGTGCGTGGGAACAAAAAACAGTACAAATTACTAGCAATATTACAACTTCAGTAATTACAGTAACTCAACCATTCAGTTTAGCTCCTTTGCCAGAATCTAACTGGATATTATCTGGCAATTCTGTTATTCCAAAACAATACAGAGTAATTAATCGTGTACCTGTTTCTGAAACCATCGAAGGTATGCACGAAATCACAGCATCAGAGTATGATAGCAGTAAATATAGTTTCATAGATAATATGTCAACAATATGACACCAATTCAATGGAAATTTGATTCATTGCCTAAAAGAGTTTCTAGCTCAGCTCCTAATACTAATATCGTCCCAAGAGAAGTAAAAGTTAGTACTAATCCAATTGGTAAATTATCAGCAGACGGCATTCCAATTGCAGAAGGCGCTAATTTTTTGATGTATATGTTTCTTGGTTGCCTCCTCAACAAACAATTGAAAATATTGTTCAAAATTCTCCATGGGTAAATGGCTATGTTGTTGAAATAAAAAAGGTTTGTTTGGAGGATGGGAGATGACACAAAATACACAAGATACTTTTGTGACATTTTCAAACATGCCTAAAATGACTTATTATGCAAGAGTTAAAGCAATTTTCTTTGATAACAATCCATCTGATTGGGTAGAATCTTTCTTGATTGTGGATTACACAACGTACAGATTAAATTTTAATGTTACAATAAACTCATTTGCTGCAATAGATTTTTAATTATGCCAAGCGTTCCGTACATAGCTGGAAACGGCGCATCTCGTGAAAGAGCAACGATATCTGGAGCTGGTACTACTGCAAACCCGGATGTGATGCAATTTGAGTCAACTGCTATTGGAGCTATATCAGATACTGCTTCAAATAGTGGTAACGTTAGTTTAGTTTCTTTAATAAAAGGATTAAACGCATCTATTGGAACTACATCAGATGCAGCAGCAACTACAGACACAGGTACTTTTAGTTTAATATCTTTGATAAAAAGATTGTTAACAGAAACCAGTGCAATACCTTCAATGGTATTTGCAACTGGAACTATAACTACTGCTGCTACTACAGCTGTAATACCAGCAACAGCAGGATCAAGTATTTATGTATCTTTTATAAGAGTTGAGCTGGAAGGTACTACAGCTCAAACTATTACAATTAGAGATGGAGCTACCGACAGAATTAGAGTTTTTCTAGCTACTCAAGGTTCTGCTAGAGATATTAGTCTTTCGGCAAATAGAGAATTTAAATTAACAGCTAACACTGCTTTAAATTTAGTTTCTACTGCTGCATCTACTTTTAACTACACAATTGGATATTTTGTGCTATGACTCTAATACTAGAATTATCTCCATTGTGGCAGTTATCCCAAAATGTAGTTATCCCAACTACTAAAACAAAATTAGGTGATAATTACAGCCAGATACTTCCCCAAGGTATTAGCCCTTTTAGTCAATGGGATGTCCGCAGTCCTGTTTATTCCAAAAGTCAATTAACTGAGGTATTAGCAAATTTACGTCAGTATTCATTGTCTTCTTTTAAATGGAGTCCAACTGGCGAAGATCTTAAAGAATGTGTTTGTGATGAATGGGTTGTATCTCAAGTAGGGCAGGATGAATATACAATTTCTACTAAAATAACAACCAGCCAAGTAAGAGCTAATGTTGATATAATTTCTCGTGTTCAACCACCTAGAACGCCATGATATCTAATCTTATTAAAGAACATATAATTGAACACGCTAAAGATTTTCCGGAGCAGGAAGTATGTGGAGTAATTGTAGATGATATTCCATATAGATGCACCAATACTGCTGAAAACAAACACGAAGCTTTTGTAATTGAGCCAGAAGAGTTGGATTTGATAGTTGGATACAAAGATATTCAATATGTTTATCACACGCATTGGCAAAATACTCAATCTGAATATTTAAGTCCACCGGATATTTGTAATGCCAAAGCGAATAAAATAGGATATATTCTGTATCAATCAGCTTTACAATGCTGGGATTTTTTTGATCCAAGAAACTTAGTTAATCCTTTCCCATTACTTATTAATGGTTCTCCGAAAGAAGTCAATTATTATTTAAAATGGCCTTTTGTTTACAATAGATGTGATTGCTTTAGCTTGCTTAGAGCTTACTACAAAGGAATGCTAGATATAACTTTACCTGATTTCTCGCGTGGTTTTCTTTGGAAGAAACAGTGTCATCGTCTTGGGATTTGATAGAGCAAAACTTCCATAAAGCTAATTTTCGTAAATTAGATTTTGATGAACCACACAGAAAAAATGATGTTATTGTTATGAGTCTAAACAACATACAACCTCATCATGTAAGCATAATAATTGATGACAATAACACTGGATTACATAATTTAGGAGGAGAAAGATCTAGTGAGTTATTTGTTTATGGCAGCACTTACTGGACACATGCTACACGTTATAAATGTAGGCACAAGGAGTTTGATTTATGACTAACAATAATGCAATTAAAGAAATACTTGGATATTGTTCAATATCAGTATTTAAGCATTCTTCTGGTTATGATTTATTTATATCTTGTCAAGATGACATTTGGTTATTAATAGCAGAACATTACTTAGTTTTTGTAAATTTTTTACGTTCTAATGAATTAGAAACAGCAAAATTTGAACCAAATAAAATAAAAGCAATTGTGCTGATATCAAATGAAACTTCATCAAGAATTGTTACTTTTGAAGTAAAAAAATAAGAATAAATATTTTAAAATCTATTGTAAAAATAAGTGGATTGTTTTTAATTTTTTTCAGAGGAAAATACAAGATTTTTCAAACTGGATTCGGACATTATGTGATTATGACACAATTCATTAACTTATTTTTAGTTTAATTAGCAAAATGTTATTATCAGAACAAGAAAAAGATAAATTACTTAATATTTGTAAAACAGCAAAAAACTTGATGAGATTCATGCTGAATTTCCAAATCATACTTTAGCTGAAATAACAACAGCTTTATACGAATTACAAAACAAACAGCAGCTTAAATCTAATATTTTCTGGACTGCTGTTTTACTTAAATAAATATCAATCTTGACAATAAAATAAATATTCCGTAAAATCTTAAAAGACAAAATACGGAGAATACAATGACAAGACAAATTAATCAAATTCACGACGAACTCAATCAAGAACAAGAATTACGGTTAACTCCAGAAGAAGTTAAGATTAAACTTATTGAATTAGAAGTTCAAGACAATCGTATCTGGGAAGTATTTAAATACTGTCCAAGCAGTGCTTTAAAAATTGCAACTGATAACAGATACCAAGATATGGCAAAACAAATTTACGATTTGATTGAAAGTTGCCATATAGAAGAATCTGTAGCGCAATTTTTATGGGAATTATTTGACTGGAGTCCTGATAATGCGTTTCGATACTTAGAAACGTTTGACAAGAGATTGGAAAATTCTCGTAGCAAAAGCTTATAAAATTCAATTAGAGAAAGAGCTTAAAAAATTTAAGTTTTGGATTAACAGATAAATACAAATTACAGCTATTGCGGTAACTCCGTAATAGCTTACAATAAAGGCAATTATGTTAAATATATTTAAATGGCTGTTTTCTCATAGTAATATGCCCAAAAAGAAAGCAAGCATGATTATAGCCAACGATACAAAAAAATAACTAAGAAGAAATTGTCAGCTGCGCATAAAAGAACTAATGGCAAATGCTGTTGTTGTGGCATAAATAAAAGTGAGGAAGTACATCACAGCAGCTACAGGAAATCTGGCGATAAATATGGTATTAACTTCTTTCCAGTGTGCAAATACTGCCATAAAAACGTATGCCATTCTCCAGAAAATTGGATTATCAACAAAACAGATCCAGTTTGGAAGAATAGGAATACTCCAGTATTTGTTAAATTACTGCAAAGGAATTATAGAAAATTACACAAGCTATAAATCTATTGACAAATTAAAAAAGGTAGTTTATTATTGTATTATTGAGTTGGTAGAAAAAGATGAGATACATAGCGGAGATAACGTCAGAGCGAGAGCTTTGCTCTTGACGGAGCATGCTCAAACATTTCGAGGTTTGGGAAAATTTTGTTAGTAGAGGAACTTTGTAAGGACATGTTTTATGTCACTTACACAGACTAAGAGACTATCCGTCTGGGAGGATGCTCAAAGAACATGTGTCATTTTCATTGATCAAGATGGAGAGCAATCACGGCAAATAAAGCCTTGGTTGGATTTACAATTAAATGAGCAGTACTTCCCCATCGAGGGAACGTTGTCTTCCGAGGAATTTTGGGCAAGACAACGAGTGGAGGAAGGACTGTACAAATTCCTTGATATCTACTGTGCTTGGGTGGCACAGTCATATGAGAATTACGTAAATATGATGAACTCCTCCAATAAAAATTCCATACTCATAAATAAAAACTCCTAGAATTTATTTTTCTAGGAGTTACCAATTATTTAAGAAAAACCCTAGGATTTGATTTCTAGGGTTTTTGTTATTCTATTCTACAAACATCCAGTGATCCGCGTGTTCACGCTGAATGTCCTGAACTGTCATTGGCGGCATGCGTGCCACAAAAACATTCTCGCCTCCGTGATCCCCAGTCCCAAAATGGGGTGGCTTCCCATCTGGGAACTACCATCATTTGGATCCCAAGGCGGGATCCACCCGCGCTACGCTAACGTAGCGTTTTTCCTCGCAAAGCCAATGTAACTTACCAGCATGCTGGATAGCTGGCTCCTCCCAGAACATCTCTGGGTGAGCTGATACAAACTCGATCAATTCCTCCCCGATAGCAGCGGCTTGGAACAATTTGTCCCAAGCGACTTCCTGGAAAGTGAATTCTAATTCTTTGTAGAACCTATTTATTTTGTCCATTGCTGCCTCCTTTGTTTTCCATGTTTTTAATATAAACCACTATTCCCAGATTGTCAAGTACTTTCTAAAAAATATTTTAAACAAGAAAAAAGCATCTCCAATTACCACAGGATAATGCTTTCGGGTTTGTTATCAAGGTGCCATATCATTTTAGCATAAACTAAAATTTTGGACAATAGCTAATTCAACAAAAGAGCTAAGTTTGTAAGCGCTATCATTGGTAACTCTTTGCGTTTAATCGCATCATTAATAATTGCTTTAGTGACATCGCTCAGTTTACATCTAGGATTATGCGCTTGATTAGGGAAAGGCAATAACTCAGTATAATCAATAGATGGATCTTCTTTTCCTTTAAATCCGTTGAATAGTCCAGCCCATCCAATTGCATGAACTCTGGATTCAATATTAAGTTGAGCCATCCGCAAAGATTCCATTTCAGTAATGCATTGAAAAACAATATAATCGGGTTGTCTTAAATAAGTGTCCCAATCTTGGAATCTTTTATCTGCAATTTGATATGATTGAATACGCCAATACAATTTTACCCAGTCTATGCCGTCGGTAATGCTAACTGAGTCTTGTCCTCCCCGGCTCATCGTCAACAACTGTTTCTACAGACTCCCATCTATTTGATTCTTTTTGGAAAAAGTCATAAATATCATTGATTAAAACTTCGTCCAATTGTTTTGTCATATCTAATGTCCAGTCAGTGCTACCAAGCACATAAAAATAGTTAGAGCATAAAAATCCAGTAACGCCTGCTTTGATAGATGCTGGTAGTGGCTGTGTTTTAACCAAAGTATTGTCAGTTTCGTAATTGCCTTCAATAATGACATATACGGAGCCTATTCTAATTCCCTGCTTGTGAGTCAAGTTAACTGTTAATGGCTCTACTGTTAATTTTTTATCGTTAATATTACCATCAACAGCAATTTTAATTGGATAAGCAACTCTGTTTTTAATAATAATATGCGCTACAGCAACTTTAATGTCTAGATCTGCTGTTCCAATAAAAGAAGATAGCTCATAAAATTCTTTAGCGTATTCTTCTATGATTGGACTATTATCTAAGTTATCAACACCACTTAGTAAGTTGCGAGCTTCAGTTAAACTAATACTTTTTTCTCTAGCAATTTGAGAAATTAACTTAGAAGCCATTACGCTGCCTTGTCCGCGTCGTCTCTCATGTTCAGACAATTCTTGTCTTTCTCCAACTGTCACTGATTTAGTCTTGGCTAAATACAAATAACCAGACTCATCATTTCCAACTTGGATAATTTCTGGTAATGTTTTTTCTGAATTAATGGCAACATAATTACACTAATAATAGTTCAAAAGAATCGTGATAATCAGTAAACGTTTCTGTTGTAGCAACTAAAGCGACTGATTCCGGTATTTTAATTGTAAACGAAACAGATGGATCTGTGATATCGTATACTACTATAGTACCTGACAATCCGCCTCTAAATACAGCTGCTCCACAAAGTAATTTATTACCTTTGTGCTTACAGTTTATCAGAATTACCAATATTCGTGTGTTGTCAGTTAATATTTTCAATTATTGTTATACCAGTTTAGATATATAATATTAATTATCATAAATTAAATAAACGTAAATGGTGGATACCACTGAAAATCATCGCCTTGGAATAACAAGTTAAAACTAAATTTTTGAACATCATTTTGATTAGATGGAAGAGACATAGAGCCTATTTTTGCAATACCTTCAAATCTTTCTCCATTAGGCATTGTAATTACAACATAAACATCTCTCCCAAATAATTCACTAGAGAATATACCAACTGGTTTAACAATAGTTTCTAATGCTTTATCTCCAGCTAATGCTATTCCACTTACATTACATGTTTTAGCATTTCTTACAAAAGCATTATTAACTCCTCTTCCTGAACGAAAATTCGTTGTTTCTACTTGTGTTTCTTGAGATGATAAATCTATCGTCTGTAATCCAAATAATGGCAATATACCTTCTATAGCTTCTGCTATATCTCCTTGTTGAATGGGATAAGGCAATGGATAAATTTTGACATTTGTGCTAAATTCTTCTATTGTTGTGTCTTCTAATAATACAATTTGCTTCCTGTATGTTGCTAAATCATCAGTATCTGGATTAATAAAAGACAAAGAAGTGCCAGCTGGTAAAAACACATCAATGTAGCCACGTAATTTAATAGAAGTAGCAGAAATATTTGCTGTTTCTACTACTTCTATTTCTGTTTTAAACAAATCAGTAATAGTGCTGCCATCAGTGTCAACATCAAGCAGCAACATTTCTAAACAACAACTTCGTAGCGGCTGCGGAATGGAAGCCATCTGTCCCCCTCGCTTAATACAAAGCCATTATACTAGAAATTTGAATAAGGCGGTGTCCATTCATAGGCGCTGCCTTGATACATAAGCGTGAATGAATATTTTTTAACTTCATTTTGATTGGCAGGCAAATTTAATGCCATAATTTTTGCAACTCCAGCAATTCTTTCGCCATCTGGCATTGTTGTAATTGCGTATACTTCTCTACCAATTCTGCCGCTATCAAATCCAGCTGCTGGCTTAACAACAGTTTCCAAACATTCATCTCCAATCAAAGCAATACCACTCACTGAATAGCTTCTATTGAATCTAACTATTGCAGCTTCAGAGCCAGAGCCAGATCCAAAATGAGTGGTATCTACTTGAGTTTCTTGATTATTTAAATCCATTGTCTGAATGCCAGCTAATGGCAGTAATTCTGTAGCTCCGTTTGTAAGTAAAGTTGATTGCTGATAGACTAATGTAGCAGTTGCACCGGTTGAAATTGGACGCAATAATGGAGATACTGTTAAACCTGTAGTTGCTGTGCTTCCAACATCAGCAACAACTACAGCTTGTTGCCTAGATTTTGCACCAGCACTAAAAAATGACAACGCTGTCCCAGCATTAATAAGTGGAGTTGGAGCGTTAGTAACACTACCATAGCTAACAGTTAACGTATTAGCTCCCACAGATGCAGCAGTAGCAGTGAGCGTTACCGAACTATATCCAGTTCTGTTTGGAGCGCCAAAATTTGAATCTAATGGCAAAAGTAACATGTCTAAAGAAAAAGACTGTAAAATTTGCGAAGCAGTTGCTAAAGGCATAACAATTCTCCTTAATCTTAATAATTATATGGCTGTACCCAAGAAGCATTGCCTTGGTACATGAGGGTAAAAGAATATTTTTTAACTTCATTTTGATTGGCAGGGAAATTCAATGCCATAATTTTTGCAACACCTTCAATAGCTTCTCCATCTGCTGTAGTTGCAACAGCATATACTTCTCTGTTTAAAAAGAGTTGTTAAACCCAGCAACTGGTTTTACTATTCTTTCTAATGCTTCGTCTCCAATCAAAGCAATGCCGCTAGCAGAATAGCTTCTATTAAATCTAACTATCGCTGCCTCAGAACCAGAGCCAGATCCAAAACTAGTGGTATCTACTTGAGTTTCTTGATTATTTAAATCAAGTGTTTGAATGCCAGTTAATGGAGTTGGAGCAACAACAGAAGTAAATATTAAATTTGCTGATGTAATAGCAGCTGTTGTTGCATTACTAATTGTTAACGAAGTAGTAGATGCTTTGCTGTTACGTAAGTATTTGCAAGAATTGATGTCCCTGTTACTATATCTCCAACTTCCACAGAACTGAAATCACCAGTAGAAGTAGTAACTGTTGTAGCTCCGTTTGAAGCACTACACGAAATAGTTAAAGGACTATGATTTACAACATATCTTAAATTAGCAACACCTACTGTTTCAGTCGCTATTGCAGTAGCAGTATCTAACTATTGGACGAAGTAATGGATTTACACTGACAGTTGTTGCTGTAGTACCAAGAACAACGTCTTGATTAACAATTACTTGTCGTCTAAATTTACCAGTTGCATCTCCGGAAAAAGATAAAGATGTTCCTTGCTTAACAAAAACTGGGGTATTAGAAGCTAAACTTAAAGAAGTTGTTCCAACAGGAACTGTAGTAGCAGTGTAGTACCAGCTTTTATTTTTACTGTCGATACTGCTCTATCTGATGCTCCAAATAAAGCATCACTTGTAGGTAGCAACAATAAATCTAAACTGGTATTTTGTAATATTAAAGATGAAGTCGCCAAAGGCATAATGTTTTACCTTGTTTAGTTCTTATTAGAATATTGCCATTACGCTACACAAAGATTGGATCTTTAATCATAATCTTTGCTTGTTCTATAAACTCCCCAGTAAAAGGAATATGAACAACACTTGTTACACAAAAATTTTGCTCTATTTTTGATAAGGCTTTAATCAAATTTGAATCTTTATTCCAATTTTTTAGCACAACCTCCCATTGCTGCGGTTTATATCTTTGCCCAGCACTTGAACCACCAGCAAATCCAATTGGATTTTGTCTAATTAAACACTCCAATCCATTACTAGCAGATGGTGGATTACTAGAAGATCCATATACCCAAATAGATGGTGTGCCATTACTATATACTCCTAGTTCAGTGCTTAATAATGCTCTTAATTTTGCATTTAAATCAGCTGCGTTCATATTAATTCCATTGTTTGCGAGTCTCTTAAATCTCCCATATCTACAATATCTCTTGGAGAGCCAACTGTCATTCCATTTTTTCTTTTAGTTTGGTTGTCCCAAAGATATATTGTAGCTTCTATACTTTGTTTAAAAGCATCTCCCAATTGTTCTGCTACATTATCAAACATTGCGTCATAAGTAGAAGCTGTGTTTAATTCTTGTTTAAAAGCATTTACAATATCAAATCTACCTTCAACAGTTCTGTCTACCCATGGACGAGCTGGATAATCTTGTCCAGTAGATGTAGTACCACCTTCATGGACAACAGCTGCGTAATCAACATCCCATTTGTAAATAGCTTTTCTTGTTTTAATATCAATATTGCGCCAATTAATTTGCATAATGTTTTTTTTATTTATTATTGCCATTTTAGTTGATAAAATAAAAACATGCAACCAATTTGTTATTATGTTTCATGAAAACCAACAGCTGTTAACTCGCTATCTACAAACAAAAGAGATAAGAATCAGGAATAAAATTGTAGAAAATAACATGGGATTAGTTTACAATGCTGCTTACAAATTTAGTAGATCTTGCTCTGTTCCTGTGGATGATTTAGTGCAAATTGGAGCGCTAGGATTAATTCAAGCTATTGAAAGATATAATCCCACAAAATCTAGTAAGCTATCCAGTTTTGCTATTTTTTTATTAACGGCGCTATTTTAATGTATTTGAGGGACAAAGATAAAATTATTAAAATACCAAGAAAAATTCAAGAATTATACCAAAAAATTAAACGAAACGCTAAAAAAAAGGCATATCTTATCAAGAATCAGCCAAAGAATTGGGTATAAATTTAGAAGAAGCAAAAGAAGCTATAACAGCTCATGAATCAACGTTTGTGGAGCTGCCAGAAATAAATTATTATGACACAAATTATCATGAATTAGATATTCTTTTATCAAAACTTCCTTCAAGATATGCTGAAATTATTAAGTTAATCTATTTAGAAGAATATACAATAACGCAAATTAAAAACATGCTTAATCTGTCATTTTATCAGATTAAACAACTTGAAGAGGAAGGATTAAAATTACTAAAAAATATTGCAGACGGAACTATTAATTGCCCTAAATGCTTTAGCAAGCAAATAATTAAAAATGGTAAAAGAACCGCAAAACAGCAATATTTATGCAAAGAATGCGGTTATCAATTTACAAAAGATGCTGCACCAACTGGCCGTCCTGGACATGATGACACTATTAAAATAGCTGTTCTTACCGCAATTCAAAATGGCAAGTCATTTGCTTGGTGTGAAACTTATCTAAACATCTGCAAATCAACAGCTTATGCATGGACACAGCAATATATAATAGTAGATAACAAATTAATTAAAAAATCTATGACAAAAGATTAAGATACCAATTTAAATACCATTGGGCTTTTTTTAAATCTTCAACTCCATTTTTATAATCGCTTCGCCATGTATACTTAATAATGTTTCCTTTGATAAATCCTTTTAACTCTTCCGGAGTTAAAGCAGCTTCTATTGCTTCAATACATTCGATAGAAGCAGTTTGATAGTGTGCTGGATGTTCAACACTGGACATAAAAAATAGCCTCCTAGGGGAAGCTACTATAATAACACTATCGTGGGCGTTCTGGATAATCTACATCTCATTGTTTTGTCCTCTTAACTTTCTATAAGATAACTCATTACTTTTATAATGTCAAGTAGTATCTAAAATATTTATTTTAAACAGCGGTTGGTAATGTTATAGTACCTCTTATTAACGTACCTCGCTTAGAAGTGTATGCGTTAATTCTATTTTGAGTTATGGCGGTAAATTTCCAGACTCCAGAAAAAATAGAGCCATCATTATTAGTTAGTTTAGCTGTGCCAATGGATTGAACTCCAATAGTGGCAGGTATTAACTTTGGATTGTCTAGCCTACTCCTGTACTTCAATTATGCTTGTGCCATAATTTCCAGGAGATTGTAGTACTCGTGGATCTTTGTATTCAGCAGCAGAAGCCAACAATATTATTGGTGTTAAAGATTGAGTATAATTACCAGTTTCCGGATCTATTGCAAACGCTCCACTACCAACATTGAAAGTCAACTCTAAATTAACTGTACTAAAATATTTATCTGGTAGATGCTGTAATGCTCCACTAACAATTTGTTCAATATTCATGACGTGTACTCGCTTGGACGATATTTACGGAATATTGATAATAATTCGTTGATTGGACTACCATTAGTTTTATTACCACTAATACCAAGATAGTCCGATTGAGATGCGTACTCTACACTATAATTGTCATCGGACACATCTACTGATTTAACACCCTGTGATTGAGGAGAAGCTCTTAAAGCAACAATAGCAGCTAAACTACGCTTTAAGTTAACTACAGCCTCTGATGTAGCAGTAAAATTAATTCCACTAGAATAAGTTATTTTAAGTTGTTTTTTAACTCTTGGTACAGTTGGATTACGACTATATCTTCTAAAGCCAGTATGATAGTAATATTCGTGTTGTAATACTCTACTAAGAGCTTAGTAAACTAATCTCATTATTATCGTAATCAAGTTTGTAATCTTTATCTAATATAAGTGGCTCCCATTCTTGAATAGAATAAACTCAAATCTTGGAGGAGTATCGCTTCCTCTTAATTCAACAATAGGAGCTGGAGTTGACAGCATTGGACGAATTGGAACAATAACTCTACCAGTGTTTGGTATTGTTAATATCTTCTTATATTGAGTTATTTCTAATGGACGATTAGCGCCATTAATTCCTTCTACTAACGATTGTGCTAGCGCTATTGCAGTAGTTAATGGCTCTCCAGTCAAAGTAATGCCCGAGCATACTGCAAGCATTCTTGATTAGAAAGCCATGGCATAACTACACCCCAAAATATTGCAGGTAAACGTTAAATTTGCCCGCAGTTAAATCAGCTGTTGCAATAACAACATTAAGAACGGATGTCTTTGTGGCATTAGTGCTAGATAATTTAACAGCAGTTGTATTGACTGCCAATGGTTGCACTGCGGTTACAGAAGCAATTGCTGTAGCAGCATAAACAGATTGAGTAGAACTGCCAATAAAGCTTAATCCTACTGTAGCAGAACCTCCACTTGTAATAGGAGTAATAACATCAATAAAACCACGATGAATGATTACATCAGAAGGCAGTACTAATTCTAATGGAATACTTCCTATTTTGCCGCCAAGATCTGCAAAATCATATACAACTTTAGCAATTCCACCAACAGAGTCAGTCTGAACTCTAGCAGGTATTGTGGATAAATTAGGCATCTTTTCTGTCCTCTAAAAATCTAGGGCATTCTACCAAATATTCTGGGCAAAATATATTACCAACTAAATTAGTTCTAAGTTGCCCACACAACAAGCATTTTAATTCCCTGTCAAATCCAGGATGTTGGAAAGGAGCAGGAGCCACCACTTTTTTCTTTGGCTCCTTTACCTCCTTAATCTCCTTAACTTCTTCTTCCATGACTGCTAATTAAATTGCATTTTTGAGCGTGTTAACTTTGATGACTCTTAGCTGTTGTGGTACAGCACTATTATCTCCAGCACTGTCAACATCCATTTTTACAAACGATTCTTCAGAGCGCCAAATTGCTCTAGTAGCACGTCCAAAATCGGTGTCATCATCAAAGCGAACTTCCATCTCAGTTCCAATGCCACGTCCAATAGTGTCAGATCCAAAAGCAAAGCTAGTATGAGTAACTTTGCTATCTTCAGTTTGAACGCCAGGAGATCCAGAAGCACCAACGCCATAAGCATTAGTTTCGAAAATCATGAAATTCTCAAAATCTCCACAATACCCACTTAGCTTGTCAGTTTCACCGGGAGCAATTAAAACAGGATTCAAAAATTCTGTTAAATTTTGCAATTCGCCAGGAGTAGCAGCATGCCACAAAGTATCATAGCTAATCTTTAATTGAGTCAATGCAGTACTGTTAACTACTAAGCCATATTTATTGCCAGCAAAAGGAGGGATTTGCAGCTCCTTCATGTAGCCATACAAAGAAGCTAGGAATCTACGAGTTAATGTGCCATCATCTCCACTAGTGACACTAGTAGCATTAGTAGTAACAGCATTCTTGTCATTATAAACAATGCGAGAAGTGCCAGTCCATAGACTTCTAATTTGCAAATCTTCCCAAGCGTAATAATCTCGCATCAAGTTCCTGTTTAAAATTGACAGTAACTCAATCATTGAATAAGCTGTTACAAAGCTAACTAAAGTTACAGGAGGATACTGAGAATTACGTCCTAAACCCCATTCTCTGAGTTCAGCTGTTACAACTCCAGTAGACAAGTTTTGATTTCCAGAATCAATACGAGTGTATGCACCAGCACTTGATAGCAATCTATCTTCTGGTGTGTTGGGAGCTGGTAAAAAGCTGCCCTGGGAATTTTAATGTTATCGCCTAATCCCTTGCCAAAATCAATTACAGTGTTAGCAAATTGCCAAAACACAAATCCTTGGCGGTTGTTGGTACGCATAATTGAAGATAGTACTTGTAAAAAGCCACCAACAATATCGCCACTAATAGTTGCAGAATCTTTGCTAACTAATGAAGAACCACGGAACATGCCATTAGCTTTACCGCCATGATTCCAAATCTTTAATTACTTGAGATTTGTTTTTCTTTGACAAACTGATTTAATTCACGATTGTCTTGAGATCTGTATTGGAGAACCATTGGCTCTTACTTTGATTACTTTGCCAGAGTTTTCGTAAATATCAAACCAGTCTTTTAGTGCGCCTTGAGGAGCATCAGATTTAGAATTAATCATTCTATTTACACTAGTAGTAGGTTTTGACGCAGTATACCCAGCTAAAATATTTAAATCAGTTAAAATTCTTTCTGCTTTTTTAGCAGATTCTAGCTGAGATTTTAGCTCATCTTTTTCACTACGTTCTTTAGTCAAAGCAAACTCTAGCTCAATTTTTGCTTGTTTTTCTTTGTCTAAAGATTCTTGTAGTCCGCTTATCTGCCCTTTAATTAAATTTTGCACATCTTCTAATGAAACTACTGGTGTAGAAATACTAGAAACTTCAGGAGTAGAGGAAATTTCAGCAGATTCGACAGTAGGTTCTGCAATATCAGCGTTATTAGATTCTTTAGATTCAACACTGTCTTGGATTTTAAGCTATTTTTAACTGCAAATCCTTTTGGTTGACTCATTTTTTCACGTTTTGTTCGTTAAAAGAATCTATAACCTGCCCAGACAATTCTTTTATAATTTTCCGAGACATAACACTATTTTTTACAACATTAGTTCTATTTTAAAATATTGTTAAAATAGAAAAGGCAACAATTAAAGTAACTGTATCGAATACGGTATAACTTATGAACAATCGCCAAGGAAGTTATATTAAGCAAGCTAGAATTGATAAAGGATTTAGCTGTCAAAGGCTTGCTAATTGCGTTGGATCTAGCCGCATGTCCGTAATTAGAGCTGAACAACGTGGTGTACGTAGTCCAAAAATGCTTTTTAAAATAGCCGAAGTTTTGCAATTAGATCCTTACACTTTATTCAAGTTAGGTAATGACTGAACCATTTTCTCCCCAATTTAATACGCAAGTGCTAGATTTGTCTTTAAAAAAAGGAGAAACTACAGAGTTCTATCTTTTGGTAACTGGCAGTTCTAACATTGATTTTCGGAATGCTTTAATTTTTGCTGAAATTAGGCGCAAATCTCCTGGATATAATTTAGTTAAAAAATTCACTGCATCTACAACAAATGGTAGCGGAGTAATTTCCATAAAAACATATCCACCTACTTCTGATAAAGTAAAATATTGTCTTTACTTCCTATTAGAGTTGGAGATTTAATAACAGTAGAAGGCTCTGGAATCATTGGAGCAAGGGCAAATGTTGTTACAGATTCTCAAATAACTGTTTCTTCTAATGCCACCACAGCAGTAAGTGAAGCACGAATATTATCCAGATCTTTGTCTGTAGCTTCTTTTGATTATCGTCCACAAGGAGCATTTTTCACTGTTAACTGTACAGCTACTAACAGTAATATACTTACTGTTAATGGTGTAACTTCTGCTATTCCAGCGGGAACTCAATTAGTTTTTTCAACTACTCCAACACCTACTGTTGTAACAACAGCAAACGATGTATCTACTAATACTACCTCAATAACAATAAATGGTACAGCTGCTGTGTCAAATACATCAGCAATAGTAGACAGATGTTTACTGGAAGTAACTGCAACTACTACTAGTGGTAGTCCTGCTACAGTATCAGGAATAACTGTTAGAGCATTATCTGGTAGTGTTGGAAATAGCTCTAATTTTTTACCTGGAATTCCATCGGGAACTACATTAAATTTTGCTCAAAGAAGTTTAGATGGCTGGAAATATATTGCTAGTGCAACACTTACAGCTTCTAGCGCTGGAGGAACAACTTCATCTATTTTAACAGTATCTTCAACAGCAACTTCTATCCCAAGCGGTTCTATAGCAATGTTTTCTACTCTACCGTTTAATCAATTAAGATTTTTATTAAATTACGATATTACAGATACTCAATATATAGAACAAAATCCGTATAGTTATGAAACTAGTGGATTTAGAACAAGTGAAGCTGCTTATAGCTATGATGTACTTGCACGTCTTGCAAGTGGCAAAACTATAAGAATAATGCAAGGCGCGTGTAATTTTAAAGATCATTGGAGCGATTTATTATGAGTGATGATTTGGTAACGGTTTCAAGAAGCGTTCCAATAGAACCAGGTAGGAAACCAGCTGCGCAATCTTTGTCTGTAGTGTTGGCATCAGATCAGCCAGCTATTAATGTATTAGATGCAGCAGCAATACCAAGCGACGTAAAAGCGTCAATGTTTGGATTTCCTATTACAGAGCAAAGACAATTTTTATTACAAGAATTACCAAATTATGGAATTGATTTAAGTACTTGGACTAATGGTGGTACTTGCAATTACTTGGCATCTAGAAGTTGTGTTGAATTAAAACCAGCTGGTGGTGGAGCTGGAACTGGAATTGGTATCCATCAAAGTAAATTTGCTTATAAATATCAACCTGGTAAACAAATTTCTATATCTCAGGCTATTCAATGCAGTATTGGGCCGGTAATACAAGATTTAGTTATTGAATGGGGCGAATTTACTAAAAGAGATGGATATGGATGGCGTGTAATGACGCGCCAGGGAAGCACTAGTGGAGCAGTAACAATTTGGCATAATTATTTAATGTTTTTCCGACGTACTTCGGCATTACCTGATGGAAGGACATTCCCTGTTAGTTCACAGGATTTATATGAAAACGCTAATGCAACAGGAGAACGAATTGGAGCATCTACTCTTTATCGTCCTCAGTATTTAGTTGGTAGTAATGGTTTAAATACTGATTATATAGAATCTAACGTTTGGGAAGAAATTGCTTTTACAACTCTTGATTCTACTAGAACTGCTAATTTTAATAGAGATAGATACACTGGTAAAAATCAAGATGGATCGCCAGCAGCAGATGGAGTCAGGGGAAATTCTGCAAGAAGAATTTCTTTTATAGCAAATAGTTATCAAATTACTGGCGTTAGTATTGCTAACAATGGTACCACTTTTACAGTTACTATGCCTGCGGGTGAATTTTTATCAACAGGAATGACAGTGCGTCACACCAGTCTTCCACCAGGAACATATATTTCTGCCGTTACGTCCAACGGCAATGATTATACCGTGACTTTATCCAGTAATGCTACTTCTGCTATTAGTAGTGCCACAATTTTTATTAACGAGCGTTCCAATCTTTGTATGTTTTTAATACAAAGAAGTTGGTACGGTGGCGCTGGAGGAAAAGGATTAGCGTATATTCCGGATGCAAATACACCATACAATGGAGCAACTAGATGGGTTAGTGGACATGAAATTAGAATTGGGGATACACTTCCAACTCCAAGTATGTCCAACCCAGATATGCCAATTACTTATAGAATTGGTAGAAAAGCAAATTTAGCAAGCTCAACAGTAGACTCATCAGCTTTTTTACACAGATTCGGTGTTTCTGTTTGGATTGATGGTGGAGATCCTCGTCCTGCAAAAATAGAATCAGACGCAGCAACAGGAATTACAGTTTCAAAATACTGCTTATACTCCAATGTTAGCAATAGGAGTAAAGCCATGGGTATTTAATTCTGGAGCAGCTGCCAGGACAGCAACAACGTCCACAAAAATCAAGAGTTTACCCAATCAAGTTATATATTTCTTCAACTCAAAATTGCGAAGTTTATTTATTAAAAGGAGAAGGAACTTTATCAGGTTTTACAACTGAAACAGATTGGTATTCAAGGGCAACAACTGCTGAAAATTTAAAACCAGTAGCTGCTCTTAAATCTTTTTAGCAGCAATGTTGCTTTATCTAATGGATATCCTTCTTTAACTGGTTTTAATAAAGCAATTGGAGCTTTTATTGTGGAGCTAATGAAGGAGCAGAATTTGATTTAACAGAAATTCTTGATCCCCAAAGAGAATTACTAGGAAGAGCAGAAGCAGTATCGCCAGGTACACCTGGGGATTTTATCTTAATTGTAGCTAGAAGTTTGGTTGCTAATACAAACAGTATTGTATCTTGTAGTCTTATTTATGGAGTTCAATAATGGAAAATCCAACTCCATCTTTAATCCACTTACCTGACGAAATTGGTGAATCTTCTGATGATTTGGGACTTAAATCATATTCAGTTGAAGATCCAAAACATTACGGAGTTGTTTTATCTACTGCGGAAATGTTATTTTCTATTAACAGAAAAACACTGCCGCCAGAAGATATTGAGCAAACTATGTTTGGCTATCCAATTGAGGATAAAAAGACAAATAATCTTTGCTGACACGCATTCATACGGCATACGTCCAACAGATTGGGCAATAAATTATGGTAGTGTAAGTGGTAATTTAATTAAAAAAGATGATTTACCCAACACTTCTAAAAATGAATTACAAAACGATTTATATCCAAATTTTGAAGGAGTTTGGGTATCAGGTACAGAATAATGTAACTGATTTTTATAGTGGAATTGCTTCTTATGAGAGATACTCTAATTCAGCAATTGAATTAATAGTAAATTCAAAATACGTAAATGGTGTTCCATCTACACCCTTTAACGTCTCCTGTGCAACAAAACAAGTATTTGATTGCGATGTTGCAGCTAATATATTTGTATCATTTGGAATTAAAAGAGAATATGCACATTTTTCTTGTATTTCTCAATGCGGAATTTTTTCATCTGAAACAGGTTGGTACATTGAAATAGAGAATGATGGCTCTGGAGATAACTTTAGAGTTGTCAGGAGATATACAAACAGCCAAGGAGTTGTAATAGACGAATCTTATTATAGAAGCAGTTTTGTTGATAAACTAGACGGAACTGGAGAATCTAAACATACAATTAGATTTGATTACGTTACAATGTTTGCCATTGAAATAGGAAGTTATGATGGCAGTGCAGTAAAATTTTATGCGTATATCCCAGATGCAAGAGCTGGGAATCACGCATGGGTAATGTTTCATAAAGTAAACATTTCAGATAACTTAAATTTGTTTCCAGAAAGAAATGGATCTGCACTTCCTTTAACTTTTTCTCACGCAAGTAAACTTACTAATGGAATTAGTAAACTTGTTAAATATGGGACATCAGTGACAAGAGTAGGCGCTACGACATCAGTCATAAAAATGTTTTCAGTTGCTGGACAATTTAAAGAATTAATACCCTTTAAACCAGTATTTATATTTTCAATATTAACAAAAGATTTATTTAATGCTAAGAAAAATTATACTAAACATTTTCCTAAATATTTAACAGCAGCAAGTAATGTACCAGTAGAAATATTAATAACGCGATTTAAATTAACTGAATCAAATTCTAAAGACATTGGATTACAGCCATCTGCTCAGCAACAAACAGATGTCAATAATTTATTATACGTAATTAATTCAAATGGTACTATATCAGTTATTTCTATAAGTTCGCAAGTAGAAATACTTAAAATAAATGTTAATGCTAAAAATATTTTATATGTTCAAAAATACAATATTTTATACGCAGTTTTAACAAATAACTCTATTGCAATAATAAACGGAACGTCAGGAAACATCTTAAATTTCTTTGATATGGGAGGAAATAGATTTATATGATCTAGCATTTATAACAACTACTGTTTCTGGAGCAGCACAAGACAGAATAGTAGTTACAACTGCAAATGGTTTTACTGTTTATAATATTACTGATTCTGTTACCACTCCAAGCTTATTCTTAACTCCATCGCTTGTTTATAGTAATTCTTTACCTGGAATTCCATCAACAGCGCAAATTTTAGCAGGAGATGATAGATTTTTTATTGCAACAGCAAATACAGTACAAATATTTAGTGCAACAACGACTACAAGTGGTAGCGCATTACAGGCATTGACTTTTGATCCTGGATACAATGTTTTGGCTATTGCTTATACTCAACTTAGACTTTTTGTTTCTACTAGTAATGGAACTACAAATACAGTTAAATTTTATAATAAATCAGGGACAAGCTACGTATCAAATGCCAGTTATGACTTTAACGTTACAGTTATTCTAAGTCCAGATATTTTGGCAATATCAGATGGAAGTAACTTTATTTATGTGGCTAGTACTATTAGTCAAAATTATATAAAAAGAGATTATTATGGCGGCACTTTTACAGGTGTAGTCACATTCAATTTACCAGTTGCAATGATAGTAGATATAGATTTAAATGTATATTTATTCGATTCTGGAGGATTACTAACAAATGCTAACACTGGAAATGTAATTTTAGATACAAATTCTAGCACTTCTTTCTTAAAAGGTAGTTTAATAGCATCTGGTATAAACCCATTAATTTATGAAACAAATTATCCATTATTAGGAGACAATGTAGCATCGCTGATTATCGGAAGGGGTAGTAAGCAAATTAATTTAACTAATGTTTTCCAAGAATATCGAGAATTTTTTAGTTCTACTTACGATACTTTCAATAACAAATTGGAATCTCAAGATTTAGTTTTATTTTATTTAAAACATGTAGGAGAACTATTAAGTGAATCAACAGAACAAGTTAATTGGATTTTAGGAACTTCTAATGTTACTGCAATTCAAACTGTTACCGCAAGCAATCCACAGCATGTTATAAATTTAGGTAGTGGCACACTTTCTTTAATTACAGGGCAAAACTAATGTCAATAAACAGTCTAACAAGAAATTCAGCAATTAATGAACAGTTTGTTTACAGATACACAAAACCTGTTTCAAGTGTAGAAAATCAAGCAATTAGCACATTATTTGATAATAATTCAGCTGTAAGTGGCTATAATTCTCCTTTGTGGCTTCTGCTGCATGGAAGATGCTTGATTTACGACTTCCTAAAAATCCTTATGATGGTAGACTTGAATTTAATTTTACAGGATCTGGAACAATAAGTGCTATCTGTGGATTTACGCTAGGTATTCCTCCATTGTATGCCACTCACATAAATACAATTGCAAGATCTATAATTTATGGATTTGTCTACAATCCTTATGAATCAACTAACAAAATATGGATTGTACACGAAAATGAATTAACTGAATTATCTCAAAGCTACACAATTTCTCAACAAATGAGTATTGAAGTAAAAGGAATAAATATTGTTTACAAAATTGGTGGAAATATTGTTGCAGAAAAAACAGCTAAATATACAAATGCAGATTTATATGTAGTTGGAGTATGTGGTTATAATAACAGCGCTATCACAAATGTAGGATTAAAAGGAGGAGTTGGATTTAGTGTGCCAACTCCAGATTGGACTAAAGAGATTTGGGTTTTATGCAATGGATTAACTAATCAAAACCAAAACTGGAGTCAATGGGACACAGAAGCAGTAACAACACCATCAGCAAGTCTTTTAACAAAAGTTGAACTTAAAGTACAAAATAACATTTCTTATAAATTTGTTTATGTGGATGAATCTGAAAGTTCTATGACTGGAGATATTAATAATTTCCAGACAATTCCAAACGATAAAATTATAAATAATGAAATTCCATTTGTTCTTAGAATTGTTTTTAATAATAATTTTAATAATATAATAGGATTAAAAATTATTAATCAATTAACTGGGACAGAATCAAGTATTACATCAGGTGTTGATATGTAATAATATTAGGCAAGGATTAGTTAATTTACAAGAATTACAAATAAGATCTTCAGAAATAGCAGGTGTTCGTTCAGTTTACGCTCCATCAATTGGGCGATTACCATTGCCTTTACAAAATTTAAAAACATTGGTAATTGATACTTCTTGTGAAATAGATTCAACAATAAAAGGAATTCACACAAGCCATAACTTAGAAGAGTTAGGACATGTGGGAAGACTACCTTTGCGAGCGCCAAAGTTGAGCGCGTTGCCAAAATTACGAAAAAGTTTTTTTAACAAACATACTGGATTAGGCTAATACAGGTATAACTTTTCTGGTATGCGTGAATTGTTTAATCCATCACAGAACATCTCAGACTCATAGATTGTGGTATTATTATCCACCAGGAGAAAATCATTTAGTTCCAGAATATTTTGAATTAGCAATAGCACAAGAATCAGCGTATAAGATTACTATGGTTCCTCATTTCAAGGACTTGACTTACAACTTTCATAATGCTATTGCAAGGAGCTTTGGATATATTTTTAATGGAGGTAATGCTAATTATACTGGATATTCGCAATTATCAGTTGGAGGCGCACACCCAAATCAAGAGTTAGAAATAACAGATGATAGACACTGTAACAATTACAATCACAAATGTTTCTCCTGCTGATTTTAGTAATTTTCAAACATATTTTCCAGCTAATGGAGTGGTTTTATTTAAACTGTCAAAATAGGAACACGAAACAAAATAGATTGACAGCAGGTAGCTCAAATAGACAATTAAGAATCATTGGTAGTCCCATCTTATACTCGCTCTAATTTTACAATTAGTTGCACAGCAGTATCTGGAACCACATTAACAGTTACTGGAGTAACAAGTAGAATTCCAAGAGGTACTCAGCTAGCTTTTATTTCTGTTTCAAACGTTATTACAAATGTCACTGTTGCAAGTGCAGTAGCACTGCGTAATGCTACTAGTATAACTATTAATGAAACAAATCCCAGTATAAATGGACAAACAGCACGGATAAACAATATTATGACAATGAGTTTCACTATATTACCAATTAAAAAACAAACTTCAGTTAGTAATTGCGATATAACTAATATTACTTCTACTTATGTGCCATCAGATATGACTGGAGTAACTTATTTTAATCTGAACGCTACAAATGCTTTTACTAACATAAATATAGGAGACACAGTTAGAGTAAATTCTGTATCATTACCAATAAGCGGTACCCCAACTATTGTTGTTGATAAAATTAACAATAGTAATATTGTAGTAGAAAAAGGTAACGTAAGCGATGGAGTTGCTGCTGGAACCAGTACAGTTGTTTTTAATTACGAATTTCCCAGTTCTTCAGCAACAGCAGAAGCTTTTACAAACACAGATGCTGATGCATATACAAATAATGTTACAACAACAACTGCAACAACAATTATCAGCCATGCTATTTAGTGCGTTTATCAATCATACCCAGCATCTATTGCTTATTTATATGATGGAGTCGGTGGAGGATTATTTTAAATGTCAAGAATAGCAATCAAAACAACTCAACAAGTAGATATAACGCCTATAATTCCTTTTCTTTATAGGTTTTATGATGCTAGATTACCAAACACTTTAAGTTTTAGCTCTGGAAACAACGTATCATCATGGGGAGATAGAAGCTTAAATAACGTACCTTTACTTAACAGCAATGCAAGTACTCAGCCTATTTATGATTCTACTAACAGATTTTTAGATATGCGTTCAGCACGCAATCTAACAGCAACCTGGGATACAAATTGGAGTGGATTCATTTATGTTGCTGATGCAGATCAAGGTACATTAGAATTCAGCTTTAATAGTAGTAGTAATAGTACTATTATGTTTTTTATAATTTTAACGATGGAGTGCAAAATTTTAATAAAATAACAGGAATTATTGCTACAACAACTCAAGCTCATAAAGATTTAATTACTGCTTATTTTAATACTAATTCTAGAAATTTAAATTATAGCAGCACTACATCTTTATATTTCTATTTTTTAAATAGAGCAGAAAATACTCAATTTTTTACTAGGCGAATAACATCTTTCCCTGCAATTAATACTCAAAATGGGACGAATTTTAGCTATGCTTGGTACTATTGCACTTCTTTAACATCTTTCCCTGCAATTAATACTCAAAATGGGACGAGTTTTCACGCCATGCTTGGTGCTAATTGCACTTCTTTAACATCTTTCCCTGCAATTAATACTCAAAATGGGACGAATTTTAGCTATGCTTGGTACAATTGCACTTCTTTAACATCTTTCCCTGCAATTAATACTCAAAATGGGACGAGTTTTAGCGATGCTTGGTACTATTGCACTTCTTTAACATCTTTCCCAGCAATTAATACTCAAAATGGGACGAATTTTAGCTATGCTTGGTACAATTGCACTTCTTTAACATCTTTCCCTGCAATTAATACTCAAAATGGGACGAGTTTTGACGCTGCTTGGTACGATTGCACTTCTTTAACATCTTTCCCTGCAATTAATACTCAAAATGGGACGAGTTTTAGCTATGCTTGGTACAATTGCACTTCTTTAACATCTTTCCCAGCAATTAATACTCAAAATGGGACGAATTTTTGACGATACTTGGGACTATTGCAGTTCTTTAACATCTTTCCCTGCAATTAATACTCAAAATGGGACGAATTTCTACGCTGCTTGGCAGAATTGCACTTCTTTAACATCTTTCCCTGCAATTAATACTCAAAATGGGATCAGAGTTTTGGCCAGCTTGGTGCAGATTGCAGTTCTTTAACATCTTTCCCAGCAATTAATACTCAAAATGGGACGAATTTTTACGCTGCTTGGTACAATTGCACTTCTTTAACATCTTTCCCTGCAATTAATACTCAAAATGGGACGAATTTTAGCTATGCTTGGTACAATTGCACTTCTTTAACATCTTTATCATTAGACAACATATATATATCTTTAGCAGCTGGTTATTCTAATAAACCTAATAGAACAATAGACTGGAGTAACATATTTAGTGGTATCTCAAACACAATAACAAAAGGCTTAACAAACAATGACAGAAGATCTAATAGAACAATTAAAGACAGTTTTAATCAAAGTGAAATAGACACTTGGCATAATACTATTACTACTGCACAAGCAAGACGAGATATAGTCGACGCATATAATCAAACTGGTAAATCATGGGAAACTGCATTGTATAACGTAAACGAAACTCTTAATGGTGTTAGCTATAATTTTACAACTGGGAATGCAATAACAGGAATTAAATGCAGATTATGGATGATGGCAAAAGGCTGGCCAGACGTTATAGCAGCTCCCGCAACTTACACTACTAATATTGCAAGAAGTTATAGAGCTAACAGTGGTACTACCCCTACTACTAGTAGCACAACAGCAGCAAGTTTAACTGGGTGGACTCCAATAACTGGAACATCTAATCAATCAATATCAAATTTACAATTACAAACAATTAATGGATTAAGCTGCGTAGTATTTCAATCAGGCGCTAGTTTTACTTTAAATAGCGTAAATATACAATCAGGCAGCAGAATTTGGATAGGTGGACTAACTGGGTATAATTTTGTTACAACAACAAGTACTATAACTTCTTTAATTATTACTGCTACTAGCGCATACAGATTAATTAGTATTATGATAAGTAGTAGTAATACAGATGATGCGGAAGTGTTATATAGATTGCAATATCATGGCAGTTTTTATCAAAACATGACAGCTGGATTTTTATCTATTAGTGGATCAACTTTAACAATATCAGGAACTTAAAAATGTATTACAAATTTAACTCTTTACAAGATGCGCAATTAGCGTTAGATTACGTAAACAGGACATTGCTTTCTTTATTTCCAGAAGAAAGGCAATCTCCAGAAGGTTTGATATCTGTTGATTATAATGGAAATTTATTGCCTAATTCGCCTAAAACTACTACTTGGGCAAATATTCAAGAATTTGAAAATTATTGGATATTTTTAATTCCAACAGAAAGTAATGTATTTTTACCTATACCTGAGTTAAATCTTCCAGTAGAGTATACAGTTATATCAGAAGAAGAATTTATAGAGATAATACAGAATTTAAATACAGAAAATACTGAATTAAATCTTTTTGCAGAACAAGAACTACAAAAAGATTTATGAAATTAATGCAAAATTTGAGCATTAGGAAGATTTCCACAAAGAACCAAAGAAAGCTCTACTCCTTCAAAAATGCCGTCCCATATTGCATAATCAGCTAATTCGTCTTCGTCATCATATTCGTATCCACCTGGTATCTGATGAGGGCAAATGTATTTACCTTTGCTATCTACTTCAAAGAAAGCTAACATCTCGTCCATATTCAGCAGAACGATTTGGGCAAATAATATTTACTTCAGATAAAACACCACCAGTGGAACATTTATTAACACGCATTGTTTTGATATTCATAATATCTTCAGCTCTTGATGCATGAATAGCAGCTACGCAATATACGCATTTATAGCCATTATTTGCAATAATTGACATGTTTTTTGGTATCTATCTCCGCTATTAATTGCATTTTCTTCCGGAAAATCAGAAGTCAAAAAAGCATCTAATATAAATCCGATAGATTCTTCTACTTCATTCCATTCGTGATTATAAATAAGATTTTTACCAATTAGTTCTTTTGGCATTTGCTTTAAAACATTGTCATGCCATACTTTGTAATTTCTGCTAACTAAATTATCAGAAGCTCGAATAGGAACAACACACCATTCGTCGTATTCCCAATCTTGTTTAGTATAAAATTTAATTTTATCTAAATCTTCAGGAGTGGGAGTACCCATATACAAAGTACGTTTAACTGGTTTTTCTACCATAACTTCCATAATTAATCCATCCATTTTTTTGATTAAATAAATCTATTGTAGGTTTTGCTAAAGTATTAGCAAAATCTTTGTGACACCGGCACCGCATCTTACATGCTGTAGCTACTCCAATTGGAGGAAAATATCCAATTATTTGCCAACCAGATAAAGAGTAATTAACACAATCTGGACATATATTATTATATGCTCCTACTGTCCATTTTTCCCATTTGTAACCTGCTTGTTTATGCGATTCTAGCCTTCCTTTCTCGTAAGTTTTATAGAAAGAATCACCATATTTATTGGCTCTATCTAGTATTTGAGCAGGGGATAAATTACCACTATTAATCTCTTGAGAGAAACGCCTTAAATAAGCATATTCATCAACTAAACTATTGCCTACAATTCCTTTATCTCTTGGTTTAAATTGAAATTTACCACCTTTGCCAGCTAAATAAGATTGAGTATTACCTTTTTTGATAATCTCAGCCATAGTTTGTTCCCATGTTGCTACAGTAATTTTTTTATCTAATAGCAATTGAGTAGTAGTTTTAATATCTCCTTTTAATCTAGTAATGTTGTTTTCTATTACTTCTTGAACATCTGCTCTGGACACAAATCTACCAGCAAAAATGCCAGAAGTATAACGAAATCTTTGAGATTTGGTATCAAAAGCAAAGTCTGCCATATTACTCCTCTGGCGTAAGTTCAGCTTCTAATAAACCGCTATATTTAGTGTTATTTTCATTCCAATCTTTAATGTACTCGTTAACGTCGTCATCATTAAGTAAAGCTGTTTTAAATAACTCTTGTAAAGAGATTAAATCAGATTTTTCAGGAACAAAATTAGTTTCTAACATAGTACTTTTCTAGTTGTAAATCTTGTGAAGAAATAGAATCTTGTGGAGTAAACTCACTCATAACTTGAGTGTACTCAGAGTTCGGAGTTAGCATCCATTTAGGCCATTTAACATCAAATGCACGATTAGCTAAATAAAAATCGTAGCCATATCGCAATACCATTTTAACACAAATTGCCCATCTTACTTGTTCTCCAATTAATGAACGCACTTCTCCAATTAATCGACTATAAGTTAGTGCTGGTTGTCCATGAATATCTTTTGCTCCATTTGCTTCAGCTAAACCAGGAAATATCCATGCTGGTACTCTTGGTGGGATGCATTGATATCTCAGCTTTAACCAATAATCAATTAAAGGAGTTAAAGAGTCTCCCGAAGTGCTGGCAGCTTTACGCACATCAGAACCTGACATTAAATACAAATTAGTGATAATGCCAGATGCAGCCATACTTTCATGACGTTGCATGTAGTCAATTCTGTCTTGTTCTGTTTTGTCTTCTGGTAAAATGTGCAACCATGGAGTAATACCAACATCACGAGCTGCTGTTTCCAATGCCACAGAACAATCTTTGAATTTTCTCCATGTTTCAATTGATGGGAATCCAATAGAATTGCCATATAAACCGCGAGATTTATACTTAAAGTGCAATATCTTAATTGGATTAAATTCCAAATCATCTTCAGACGACATTAGCTTGGTACGTTGTATATATTTAAGCGTTTCATTATTTGATGATTTTTCAACAAATATTGAGAAAGTAGGTAAATATTGACTAGCAGTAATATCCCAGTCATCTTTGCTTAATCCAGTTTTACCAATACCAAGTTCTAAGAAACTATCCCCAAATGCTAATGCTTCTACAGCAGCACGTATTAGAACATCACCACCTAAAATTAAATCTTTACCACATCGTGCAGCAGACAATTCTCTAGCTACTTCCAATACTTCAGGAGCAGCCTTAGTGCCATCTGATAACGTTTCACAAACATACCAACTAGACACTTGCCCTTCAACTTCTTGAAAGCAATCGGAAGCGATAGCATCTATAGCATGACGATATTCGTAACTCCAATAGTACATTTCTAATAAATCATAAGAAATGTTCAAATCACCATGTACTGGGCGAATTGGAGTTTCTGGCAAGTCGTAATTAGCCTTAAACTGAATAGCTGGATAGATAACCGATTGTCTATATCCCTCTAAATCAGAAGAGCTAGAACGTTTAAAAAATTGCCATATTTTATTAAAGATTTTTCCGTAATTTGGCATAAAAATAAATTAATCTATACTTTATTCTAAATCTTAATATTTCCTAATATATTAATTGATAAATTTATGATACTAGTTTTTACCTAAATCTGGATTTTGTTCTAGCAACAGTTCCTAAATCTCCTGTTAATGCTCCACCACGTCTTCTTAAAGCAAGTTCTAATCTAGCAAAAGCAATGCTTAGACACATAATACAATCATCATGCCCATGCATTGCACTTCTAGTTTGCAAGGAAAAACTCTTAAATTCATGAATCCCAGCCCAATTAGCTGGAAATATAACTTCTCTTTTTCCAAAGCTAATGCCAATCTATCTGTATTAACAACTTTAGAAGTATTAGTAGTAGCAACTGTTTCAACTGCTAAGCTAGGACGTTGTTTAGTTATTTCCGCAGCAATAATGGCACCTCCCGAGTTGTGTTCTACTACAGTTAAAACAGGATTATAAGCATCAGATAATTGCAACGTTTTTTCTATACAAAACAAAGATTGTCTATCATTTTCTCTGTATTCAGCCACTACTTGATATGGATAATCTGTAATGTCAATTATTAAATATTCCCAATAATCTGTACCACCAAAATTTGGATCTAACGCAGCCATGTAATGCTTATCTTTATCAGGTAAAGCCCAACTACCAACAGCACATTTAAATACATCTTCAGAACTAAATAATGCACCACCTGAATCAGGAATACCAAGATTATATTCTCTATTTAAAGCATCATCTGTCAGCTTATGTTTATCTTTAGTTTTTTGTAAGAAGTCAGGGACATTACTGTAAATTGGATGAGCCTTCCAGTGGATGATTACTTTTGCCCAACCGTTGTTATCTACCCACCAATAACATGGCTCTTCTTTACCTGCTTTAATTTTTTCTATTAACTCTTCTGCATCTACTGGATTAGCAGAATCAAACATTTGCCAAAAAGTGCTTAGCTTGCCTAATTGGGACATTGTAGTTGCCATAATAGTTCTGGCATTCTCACCAACTGCTTCTTGAGATGGGGTAGAAGATGCATATATTTCAGCAAAATTAGGAGGAAAAGCAGCTTCGTCGTAAAATATATCAGAAACAGATTCTAATGAGCGTGTAGCGTTATCTGTAGCTGGACGAAACCATATTTTACCAGCATTTTGAAAATGAATTTCTGTCTTAGATTTAGTTAAAAATTTAAGTTCTTTGATATTAGCTGGCATTGACTGTATTCTAACTGCAATATTAGAAGATTCTTTTTGTCCTAGCGACAACACAGCGGCAGCATAAGCAGGATTTAATAATGCTTTGTGCAAAAACTTAGCAGAAATACACTCAGTTAATCCTAACTGTCGTGTTTTAAAAATCATTATACCGCGATATTTGTCTATCAAATCACTTACAACTTTTTGGTACTCAAAAGGAGCGAAAGGAATAAATTTATTACCAGATCTAATACGACAGCATTCTTCTAAGAAATCACCATAATTAGCTGGAACTTGGTAAAAATTCTCAAATGATTGAGCGCGTCCATCTTGAGTTAAAACATCAACTGTTCTTTGTTTAATTTTTGTTTTAAATTTTGGATTTAACTTGACTTCTAGCATATAATAAAAATACTACAATACCGAGAGTGTGTTATGAAATTTTCCGTAAAGCAATCAGCGTTATCACAAGCAGTAAATCAAGCATTTAGAGCAATCTGCATCTCGTCCCGCCCATAATATTCTAACAACTTTTTTGCTAGAAGCGAAAGAAGATGCACTTGTTATAACAGCAAGTGACTTGTCTTTGTGGATAAAAATATCAATACCAGCAACAATAAGCCAACAAGGCTCGTTTTGCATACCAGCTAAAGCACTGGTAGATAGTGTCAACAAAATACCTAATTGTGATTTAGAAGTTAAGTTAGATGACACAACTTTAACTGTAAAACACAAAACTGGTAAATTCAAAATAAATGGTATTTCTTCAGTAGAATATCCAGAATTTCCCTCAATTAGACGCAGAAAGCAAACAAACTAATTTGTCTGCTGAAAAACTACTAGAAGGATTAAAAGCTGTATTATTTTCAGCTTCCTCAGATGAGACTAAACAAGTTTTAACAGGAGTCAACTTTAAGTCACTTGCCGATAACGGAATCAGTTTAGCCGCAACAGATGGACATAGACTTTCTATATATTCTTACGAAAGTGAAGATAAAATTGAAGAGTGTACTATTCCAGCTAAAGTGCTACAGGAATTAACAAAAATAATCAAGTCTTCTAGTGATTTTCAACTAACAACTTCGGACACAATTGCAATAATTCACTCCGATAATATTGTCGTTGCTTTTAGAACTTTAGTTGGACAATATCCAAGTTATTGGAGTTTAATACCAAAGCAATTTTCAAGGGATTGCTGCATATCCAGGAAAGAATTAATAGAAACAATAGAGCGAGTTAATCCAATGTCTGATGCCAAAGAAAATATCGTAAAATTGTCTTTTATACCGGATGAGCAAAAACTTGAATTAACAACTGAAAACAGAGAGGTAGGCAGCGCTGTTGATACTATTAATTGCGAATTCTCTGGAGAACCAATAGTTGTTTGCTTAAAAGCTAGATATGCTTTAGAAGCACTAAAATCTCTAAATGGGGAGCATGTGCAAATTAAAATCAACGAAGCTTTAACTCCGTTGATTATTTCACAACTAGGCAGTGGTGTAAGTAACTTGCGATTACTAATGCCTATTCAATTAAGAAACTAAATTAAAAAGCCAGGATTGACTCCTGGCTTTTTAATTACTCTAGCTTAACTGTGGGTAGCCAGTTAAGTATGACTTCATACTTTTCTGGCGGTATTTCCGATAAGTTTTTAATCTTTGTTTTAGCTCCACTTTTAGCCGTAATGGCTATTTTAAGTCTCTCCGAAACTTCTCCATTACTGTCTAATGGAGCTACAGCCATTAATTTGGCTATTTGTTCCTCAGAAAGTAACTTAGCAGAAACAGAAGGAGAAACAGACGCAGGTGCAACATAAACGTCATTGTCATCATCTTCCTCTGCTGCTACACCCAGCATTGCAGCCAGAAGGTACTTTTACTATATGTGATTGCAGCTCCCCACGCATGGGAATGAGACTGCTCTTTACCATCCCTGCTTTTTGTCTTCTCTACCACAAGAGTGGTGGAGCTAATTAATGACTCCCCGGATTCATGCCAAAGAGTTAATATAAGTCTTTCCCCTTCAAGGGTAAAAATATATACTAACCCGTTTTCACTTAATGCCTCAACAGTGGATGTAATAACATCATCCAAAGTAGCGTAGTGGTAATTCGAAAACTTATTATACCCACTCTTTTTCAGTGGGTGAAATCTCATTTTTGCTTTAGCTAAAGCTGTAATTAATTCCTTCATGTCGTCTCCTAGTAACTCTTTCTAAATAATAACAGAACTAAGATTATTTGTCAATAACTTTATTAATTGTTTCTTCTTAGCCCTGCAATCTTTCTGTTTCTGCTTTAAATACAATCTCCCTTCCGGAGTTTTGTACCAACAGCTCCAGCATATTGGGGAATGCTTGGAATCTATTTTTAATCTAGCGTTACAAATAGTGCAACGACTAGTTTTATATCCAGCTTTCCTACGTTGATAGTAAGCTGCCTGTGCTTTTTTGCGTGCTTCTTTTTCTGTGTCCATAATAACTATAAATGCCTTGACAATATTCTAATATTAAAAATGCAAGTTGTAACCGTTGCATTTTTTAATACTGGTAAAACCAATTAAAAGGGACATAGATAAAACGACTAGGTATTGCTTTTAAGTTCAACATATTAAAAGGTATTTGATGCGTTAATTTAACATCAGATAAATACCATCCATATCCTTTTTTATCTTCCAAATAATCTCTTATTTCCTTTGCGGACATGCATGTTTTATCACTGTGTTTACACCAATAATCAGCATCTCCTTCGACTATCTTGGAAACTTTACATTTACCAACAATTGCCATCATTGGACGTTTCTCAAAGATGACAATTAAGTTAGAGGGAGGTGCATATTTCCTTAACTCTATTTTTTTGTTGCCGGAAAATATCCGGCGAACATTACTAGGTGTAAATGCAACTAGTATTGGTTGCATCATACAGATGTATCCTCAAATTTTGATATACCTAAATCACATCTGAAATAAGCTGTTTCATCCATCCGTCCCCACCTGTTTTTTAGTACTATTACCTCAAAAGAATTATCTGTATAATCCCTTGTATAATAACCTGGACGATGCAGTCCCAGGACTACAGCTGATTTCTCGCAAATCTCTCCACTACCACGAATAGAATTAAGATCTGGACGCTTTTCATTAGTTTGGGCATTAGCCCTGTTAATCTGACAACCAACAAACATAGGAAGTTGAAACTTTTTGGCAATATTATCTAGCATTTGCATGCGTCTTCCCAACTCAGAAGCTGAATCACCATCCCTCCCAACTGGTGGTAATTGTTGTAAATAGTCAATAAAAATAACAGCTTTATTATCAGGTGTCTTTGCTAATACTTTACGAATATCAGACTCAATAATGCCCATAGTAGGTGTAGCATTATCGTTGATATAAAAAGGTAAAGTTGCTATAATCATTAATAGCAGTACTTAATACACTCCATCGAGAATCTTGTTGATTTAAGTCCAATCTTCTCAATTTCAGCATAATTAATACCAGAAAGACTGCCAATCATCCGTAAAGTTAATTGATGAGCAGTCATCTCTGGAGTAAAATAAATGACTGGTAAATTGTGATTCGTCATCAACTGCTTAGCCATTGCCATCATAAATGATGTTTTGCCCATGCCTGTGCCACCAGCCACTAAATATAAGCAAGGACGAATACCATTCAAAATGTTATCCAATGCGTACCACCCTAAGTTAGGCAGCTTTTGTTTAGGTGCAGTAATCGCCTCAAAAAACGATACTGCTAATTCTTGAGCAGAGGAAATTTTGTAGCGTTCCCCTACTACATTTTTCTCTATATTAAATAACGCATCTTGTGCATTACCTAATATTTCCTCTGGAGTCAAAGTCAGATTAGCTGTAGCACGCTCTATTTGAGCAGAAGCAGACGCTAATTTGCGTCTTACAGATCTGTCTTTGATAATCTGCAAACTGCTTTCAGTCTCAAAATATGCCGTATCCATTAACTCAGCAATAATTTTTTTGGCTCTTTTAACTTATTAGCCTTATGGTTTTCTAAAAAATCAATAACGTCAATAAACTTATATTCACGTCCCATGTCATACAAAGCAAAAATGACTTGGAACACAATTCGATGTGTTTCTAGAAAGAAGTCATCTTCTTTCAAGTCTAATAATTCAAATTCCCCACACGTCATCAAGTGGGATAAGCAGATTTTTTCTGCTTCTAAATTAAAGCTATTTTCAATTTCCATGATGGCTATTGGTAAACACGGTACAAAAACATATTAAAAGAAAAACTAGTAAATGTCAATAACTCTCTTAAAGTAAAGATTTTTTGGCATTCTCTTTAAGTCTTTGATGCAACTGCTTTAACGTATTTTCTGTTTCTTCTATCTGTTTTTGGGACTTATAATCTCTGTACTCGTCCAAAGACATTCCGCACATTTCAGCTTCTTGAACTAACTCCCATTCAGCTTGTGCCTTTAAAATTTCTGCTTCTCTTTCTTCTTGAATCTTAGCTGCTTTAATTCGCTCAGCTCTTTCCTCAGCTAATTTTTGCCCTGCAAAAAGTTTTGATAAGCAACCCAATATCCATCTGCTCTATAACAGTCATTTTTAATCTCAGCCACAATATTAGGCAACTTATTGTAATCACTGTTAGGATTTTCCTTTATTTTTTCTTGAAGAAGCCAGTTTACAAAATCACGATTAGGATTTTGCCCAACCATCCATGCATCCGATGACACGCTAATTGCTGTTCCTTTAAATGTATGCTTCGGACGATGCAGCACATTACTCAATCCACTCTTAGCGCCTTGACAAGACGCGGGGGCGGGCGGCGCTTGTTTAATTTCCCCAACGGAGGGATTTTCCGTTTCTTTCTTGATTTCTGGAATTTTGTCCAAAGAAGAAATTTCTTCATTCTGCTCTTTATATTTATTCTTTTCTTCTCTGTCATCTAGTGGATCTGGGAGATTGATTTTTTCAACATCGCGAACGAAAGTGTTTTTACCTCGCGAAAGTGTTGTTTTAGCGTTCCCAGCGCTTTTACGCTTGGTATCTTCAATAACTTCATCAGATGGCAACTTATCCACATCAATTCCAAACACTCTTTGCTGGAACTCTTTATCGTAGTCCCAGTTCTTAACGTAATAAGTTAAGTTATTACGCTTATCTATAAATGATGCAAATAAATATTGTTTACCATCTTTGTTAAAGACAGTATTGTTATCTTTAGCTTTCTTATATTTAGCTAAAGAATTATAACGAATACCCATCTTATCAAAAGCACTTCTAAACTCATGTATGCTAAAGCCTAATTCCTCTGTCCAGCTATCGCCAGTTTTGTAGTGTGGCGTTTTGTCAATGTCTGGTTCAGCTGGAGGAGCTAAATACTTGAAGAACTGTTTCTTCTTAGAAAACCAGTAATTTAATTGCTGGTAAAGTATTGAAGCGGTGACTGCCCCGAACTCTCTGGATAATTCTGGCGAATAAATAATTGTCCGAGTTGGATATGAAGAATAATTCATGCTATAATAGCTCTAGATAGTTTTGATAAAAATCATTATAGCAGGGAAGGGCGTGAATCGCAGCCAACTCTGTTATTTTTTTAGAAATATTTACTTAATACATGCATACTAAAAAACCTAGCTTTGCAGGCTAGGTTAGTTAATGTCACACAAGTTGTTGTTAGTAGTTTCTAGACTCCCAGTTTTCTTGAACAAAATCATTAAAAGCAATCTCAATATCTAGTAAAGTGCTGTAATTGCACGTATCTAGATGTAACTCAATATGCCAGATATGCTGCTGTTCTTCCTGGTATTCGTCTGGAATTAGCACATCTCCCACTGGAGAAACAAGGACAAATTTAGCTTTGCTTGCTTGTTCTAAGAGTTTTTTAGGAAAAGCATTAGTTTGTACAAATGCTTCCCATTGATTAGAAGATTCTATCCAATCTATAATTGAGTACATACTTGGATCTTGTGATTCAATTTTCATGTTGTTGGCTCGTAGTCACAGCATAGACATCTTTGATCATACAGCTCGTATATTGTTGAGTAGCTTAATCTATCCCATTTATTGTTAATAAAATGGTTAAAAGAGCTAATAATATGTTGAGGATAGTTATCAATGCTAACAGTAACCTCATAATTAAAATCAAGTTCATTAGCATTGATTAAATCCTCCTCAACGTAAATAGTGACTGGAGTATTTTCCAGATTATTAGCTTCAACGAATTCTTCCCAAAAGTTATTAGTAGCTAGCCAATAAAATTGAGCTTCTCCTTGAATAGTCTATGTTTCTAATTCAACCCAAGTAACTAGTGGAGTGTTTAATATCCAACACCAAATGTTTTTCCCATTCCTAATAATTTCTTTGTACATTTTACAAAAATTCTATTGCTTGCCCAAATACGCCATATCTACATGCTACAATCCTTGTTTTATCTAATCTTGTTTGCCCTTTAAAAGGAAACAAAAAAGAAGGATTATTCAACTTTTCTGGCATAAATCTTAAATAAGAAAAATCTACTACAAAAGGAGCAAATTCGTAAGTATCTAATACAGAAAATTTATCTCTAATTCTGCATTTTTTCCAATCAAAATCATAAAACTCCATATTAGGAGTAGAAGGGATTGTTTTATAAAGCCTTTCAATTTCTTGTCTCCAAGTCAACATTTGTGTAGCTCCTTTACTTCATTCCATGTTTTTTTATCAGCTAAAACAAAATAACTTGCTTCAGCATTTCTCATCTGTAACTTGTTGTTTTCAATGTAAAGCAGATCTTGCCTAATATAGGCTGACTCAAAAATTAAAAACATTCCATACTCTGTGTGCAATTTACCACTACTATTATCTGCAATTAAGTTAAGCAGTACTGTAGTAATTTGCTCATTTAAATCAATTGTCCCATTAACTATTTTGCCACTAGATTTGATTATTTCAACGTATTCCATAATGAATACCCAGTCTAAGCTGGGCATTAATGTTACTCTATCCAAACTCCCTCAAAATTTGGATCTTTCCTGTTTCTGAGATAGTGCTTAACTTGTATCCAGGTAGAGTCAACAGCTTCTAAGATAAAGCGTTCTTGTTGTTTTTTGAATCGACTGTTTGGGAGTCTACCAGCTTTAGCTAAAGATAATGCTGCTTTAGCTAAACGATAATCTATTCCTGGGCTGGATTCCACCAGTCTATCATTAGCAATAATTGCGTATTTCATGTCCACTCATCCCAGCTAGATTGTGGAGCTTCTATTCGATAACAGATAGTGTTATCTTTAACTTCTCTAAATACAACAGCGTCAGGAAGATTGCCAGCTAGTCCCTGGCTTAAAACAGCTAACGCAACATCTCGCGAAATGTTGCTGTAATTTGTTTTTGTTAATTCGCATCTGTCTTTCTTTTTGATTACTTCAGCAAAATAATACATTGTGTCTCCTTTAGACTTTTTATCATTGTAACATAAGTCAATAGATATGCGACATAAGTTATAAAACTTTATTTAAGAAATTGCTTGACAGATTAGAAATAATAAGTTACTATTAATTTACTGATTGATTAGGAGATAACAATAATGATTGATTACGATCAAGTGATAAATACTTTATATGTTCTCAGCTCTTCAAATTGAGGAGTTTGAAGAGCTGATAGAAGACTTTGAAACAAAGCATGGCAAAGAGGCTCGAGTGCATCTTGGAGGATAAGCTACAAGAAGTAGCGAAAAGTGTCCTTGCTTATTATTTTGGAGAGTAATTATGGAAGTTCCAATACATTTATACATTTTTTCAGCTCTCCAAATTAAGGAGTTGGAAGAATGTATAAAAGACAAGAAAACGAGAATTTTAATTCTCGAGAAAAAGCAATTAATGCCATATTGTATCAACATATTCCTAACCAGGAATTTGACGAGTTCATGCTTAAATATGAACACAGTCATGGGGAAAAGGCTCGAGTGATTTTGGAAGACAAGTTACAACAGGTAGCAAGGAACGTCCTTAATTATTATTTTGGAGAGTAATTATGGACGATTTAATTGAAGAGTTAACTCAATCTCTTTTACAAATTGAAGAGATTAAAGAACTGGAGGATAAAGCAAAGGAAAAAGTGAGGAAGACTATTGAGATTTTTGTAAAGTATTACGGATTACAAAAATCTCCCGCACTCTCAGAGACTAGAGCTAATGAAAAGCGCTACATGTTAATCATATAGCGCTTTTTTGTATGTATTAACAAACGTAATTCTTGTACATCGACTCAAACTGTGCAAAGTTTTGAGTAATTACTTTTTTGAGGAAATCTCTTTTAGCAAAAGTAATTATGCCTATACTGGGATTGTGTAACTCCCTTAACTTTTCCGGAAGTGTGCAAACTAGCGCTCGTACAGCTTCTTTGTGTACAACATTAGTCTCGACATCAGGAAATATGTCTTCCAGCCCAGCAAAGAGTAAAACCACAGATACTCCTGTCTTGGATATGGCTTTGTTAACTTCCCTAACTTCATTTGCATCAGAGCGAACTAGCTTACTTATGCTGGAACACCAAAATTTTAACCAATCTAAATAACAAACATAATTAGCTTCTGCTATATCTTTGTTAAATTGAATATAGTCAAATCTCTTGTGCTTGCATTTATTAATCCATGGATGCTCATATTCACCAAGCATAGGGATTACAACAGCTAAATCTTTTCGTTTATAATTAGCTGCTCCTATGTAATTTTCCCACATTTTATATTCACACAATTCAATGTAATGCTGTTTAGCATTATCAGTAATGCACACCACGTTTGGTAGTGCATGTTCTAGTTTTGTAAAATCCATATTGCTGCCAACGAATTTGTTTGGATTATTTTAACAATTCTGGCAATTAATGTCAATGGATTTATTCTATCAAAACTGTTTCAAATGGCAAGTTAGCAGCATCCTCAGCTGGCATTTTCTTAGCCCAAGCTTGTGGAATTAAGTTGTGCCACTTAAATCCAGCTTGTTTGCTTAATGTCCCTGGTTTTTCCTCTAAGCTGCGATACAAAAACTTAGGACGTGCAGCTTTAATGATTTCACTGTCTAAGTCTGGAATTGTTGATAACAGCTTAGCTATTGTTTTGCAATCATCCAATGCTCTGTGGCAATCAATAATTGGAATACTGTGCGCGCAGGCTAAATTGATTAATCCAGTGCTTTTACAGTACTCAGAATTTGGATAAGTAAAATCTTGAGTGTCAACCCAAACATTATTTACTCCAAAACCAGCTCCAATAACTGTTGAAGTTGTTTTTATCAAATTCAGTATTATGAGCTAACAAATATTTCACATTTACTGACATGCTATAAATCATGTCCAATGCTGATTCTTGTGCTGCTCCTTCTTTGAGCATTTCAACACTAATTTTATTGATTGGTTGAGCTGGATTGCTCATATTCTCCCAATTAATTAAAGAGCTAACTTGACTTAATACAGCTTTAGTAGTTGTACTGTACAAGATAGCTCCTACTTCTATAACTGAACTAGATTCTTCTAATCCAGTTGTTTCTGTGTCTAAGATTATGATGTTCATACTATATTGTTGACTCAACATCATAATCTTATCCTATTTATAATGTTGAGTTATTTTACAGATTAACAGCAGCCTCAAGTTCTTTTAAGCTAATTCTTAGCCTAGCTTTTAACTCCTCATCTTCTGTAATACGCAAAGCATTACAGAGATTTACGATTGCATCTAGCTTGTCCCCAGTGCTTGCCTGGACAATTGCTAAGTTCATATAAAAATCAACTCGCTGCCCCAATGACAAGGCTTTCTTGTAGTGTTGAATTGCCTGTTGAGGCATCCCTAGCTGGTATTCTATATTAGCTAAATTGTTGTATGCTTCCGCAAAATCAGGATTAATTCTGATAGCAGCACATGCATCTTCCAAGCATGTGTTGTCGTTTATAGCTTTCTTTGCACAAGCCCTATTATTATACGCTTCTGCAAAATTAGGATTGATTTCTATCGCCCTTGTGTGGCAATAGATTGCTTTGTCGTACTGCCCAATTTGCTTGCAGTATATTCCAAAATTTGTCCAAACAACTGCATCTGTCTGAATTCTTCTTGAGATAAGAAACAAAATCATCAAATGTCATCATGGTAAACCTCTTTTTGTCGTGAGAAAATCATTAGATTCTATGGTGTTCTAACTTTGTCTAGCATAGCTAATATTTAATAATTTGTCAATAGATTACTTAATATTTTCTAGCTTCCTGTATCTTTGAAGAGCGTCTGAATAGCCAATATGTGCTGCTTGCCAGTAGTCAAGTTTAGCATCTTTTTTACTTATCTGTTCTTTTAATATTGCTCTGTGGTAATATGCCCTAGCGCACCATTTATTAATATTAATACAACTACTAATATTGTTTATACCGGAATAAATATCACCTAATTCACCTAACGCTATTCCTTTTATAAGAAAAGCAATTGAACAGTTTGGATTAATTTCTAAAGCATCATTACAGTCTTCTAATGCAGCTTTGTAATTAGATTTTTTAATATATAGTTCAGCTCTCTCACAGTAATACACTGGATTATCTAATTCAATGCTAATAGCTGAAGTATAATCATTAATTGCATTATCTATCTTATTCAAAGCAGCATAACAATCTGCTCTTTCACGGAATATTTTAGAACTTTTTCTGCATTAAGTATTTTAGAGTAATATTTGATAGCAGTTTTGTAATCTCCATCATGAGCCGATAAGAAAGCTAATCGTAATTCCATCACTTTATTCCTATTGTTTGTTGTTAATTTATTTGGATTATTTTAGTAATTAATGAAATACTAAAATAATCCATTAATTTATTTTACTTCTGGCAAAAGGCACTTGTCAGAATCGCAGGGAGATGGGCCAGCATCAACCATTTCCCCAAAATCATAGCGGTACAAAGCATCTAAAAATGAATCATTTACCTTTCTATTGGAAACATCTTTCACTAGCTGTAAATAAGTATCTTTATCGATAGGCTCAAAAGGTAATCTAGGATAGGACTGATGATCATCAAACCTACTAAGAATAGCAGCAGAAATGTAGCCATTGTCGTTTTGGATTGCGTCATAAATAGCTTTCCCTAATTCCTGTATTTCAGTTTCTCTCAATTCTAAAGTAGCAGAGGTATTATGTGTTGTGTAATATTTTTGCACTTGCATGTAAAAATCAAATTGTGCTAACACAGAGAATTTGGAAACATCTATATTTTCAACTCCTGGTATATCAGCCCAAGAAACTGCTACAGGAATTTCCACCAACCATTCAGTGCAACGCTCGTCAAATGGATTATTGAGCAAATTGCCATGTTCATCTTTGTCAGTTTGAGATGGCACAACATTGTACCCATAATCAATACAAGCCATTGCCACTGGATCATTTTTACGGAAAGTAATCCGACGAATAAAACGTTGTGCTTTAGGAGGATGCCAACCAGGGGAAGCGCCTGTTAATAAAGATTTTGTGTTATGTGATTTAATAGCTCCTGCCAATACCATGAATCATTATCGTCTACTCCTTCTATTGCAAAATCATAGCTGTAATCACAACTTGTTTCCCACTCTACAGATTTAATTGCAAATGGGTTAAAATTAAAACTTCTTTGAGGAATTGGAATAGAGTGATATTGAGCTTTTTGACTATTGTTATTTAAGTAATTTAAAGCATCTAATTTGCTCAATGTTCTACTTAAAGATAATCCCCACATGCTCTTTTGAGATTGCTTGTTTTGTCCTTCGGTGTTGTGAAAAATTGAAAAACATAAGCCAACTGCTTCTCCAATTTGTTGAAGATTTCTTATGAAAGGTTCACTAGCACTGTCAATAGATAATGTCCCTGTTGAGCGAATGCATCCATCAGTATCAATTAAACCACTAAAGAAAGATAATATGCTTTCTTTAGAAGAACAACGAATTGCTAGTGGTATCCTATCAAGATTTTTGCTTTTCTCTATTTTTGCTATGTTATTTAATTGCAACCAATCAAATAATTGAACACTAGAAAAACATAATTCATAAGCATCTCTATCACAATATTCGCGAATCCTTCCTTCTGCTTGGAAAAGTTCTTTTCCTATTTTTTGTAATCTTTTTAGCAATTTATGGCTGCTACTGGAAATACGAATACGATTGCCAGAACTTAAACAACCATTCCCAAATAATGCTCCAATGAAATAAGCTAAATCCGGAGACATTGTTTTAGGCATTTTAATCATAGTTGATGTAATCCCACGATTATGCCCAATCTCTAGTCTTCTCGCCTCTCTTGTGTATTCAAGTTGATTAATGTCAAGTAAAGAAGTTTCTTGATGATTGTTATATTCTCCAATACTAAAATCAACTTTCATTCCAACAGTCATGTCAGATGCATATACCCAGTTTCCATCAATAGAAAGACGATGGTTTGGAGTCATGCGCAATATACGCCCATTATTCAAAGTAACTTTGATTAATTGCAATGGTTCATTTGCAATGCCTGTGGATGCTGCAATTCCATTACGGACAGTTAAATTTAATCCTGTAACTTCGCCAGTCGCCAGGAGTCAATACCTCATCAGCATAAATCAAACCTTGATCAAAAATACGAAGTGCAGTCCGATCCAGGCAACCACTTGGCTGAACTGTGGTAGCACGATTAGAGGTCTTTAATTTATGTCTTGTACAATAATTCTGTACAGTATTGTTAACTACGTTCTTCCATCTAGTTAAGTATTTCTGCTCTTTGCTTTTGAATAACTTTGCCCTCCTCTGTGTCTTGTCTTCCGTTTTGCCACCATTCAAGCCATTTAACTCCAAAAGCATGAACAAAAAGTCAAATAATCCTGTAAAGGAAACACCAACAATCGGATCCACTCTCGCTTTCTTGGTAGATTGGTTCTGCAAATTTATGATGCAACAAAGCAGCTACAGATAATGCCGCCGATTTAAAAGCATCATCTTGTTCTTTGTAATCATCTGGATTGATTTTGTTTAAATGCACCTCAGAAAGATTGCAATTCCCAGTCAAAAGTGCTTCCGAATACACCTTTTGATGATATTGCGGCTCATTGAAACAGTAAGTCATCATGCAATCCTGGCAATTGTTCCACACTTCTAATAACTTGCCATTTGCCTTTACATTTAGGTACTCTACCTGACTTACATCTAATCGCTGACAAGGAATTTTACTACAATCAGTTACTTGTACACAATACAAATCCTTGCTTCTAACTTCGTAACTGCTCCTTTATAAGCACAAAGATTGACGGAAGAACGGATGCCACATTTAATTAGCAGCAATTGTATTCTATGCGCTCTTTGATAATCAGAGATATAAATTCTAATACCATTGCCATCAGTCTCTGATCCATCTGTATCTGCTAAGCCAGCAATAAAGTGCAAAATTGCTTCACGATTCCAACTTGCTATGATGTTTAATGCTTCTGATTTGGTTTTGAGACTTTTTAGAAATTCCCCAGAAAAAACTTAAATTTGTAACATCAGTAAAGCTTGTAACGTATTCGTATTCTCTAATAGGAGATTTATTACCTGCTACGGATAAAGCAATTTTTTCCCCATACAGTCTTATTTTGGCATTGTTATTTTTGTCTGTGGTGCCATCTCCCACAGCTACTCTCAAACTGTAAGCATAATTAGTATCAATATCCAATCCATCATCATACTGAATAGTAAATGGCTTGGTGTGAATACAATACTTACTCGCATTCATTAAGTCTTTTGTCTGTACTTCTTTGTACTCTTTCCCAAATCTGTCTTTAACAAAAAAACGATGATATTCGGTAGCATCTAAATAGGTGCCATCTGCTAAAACGCACGCGGTAAAGAACACGAGAACTACCAGTTTTAAATGGCTGTACTTGACTCCAATTTTCGCCATTCCAAATCTCAACATCGCATCCTACAACATCTTTAATTGCGTGCAATCCATCTTTTGTGATTAGCAGTGTGTCACCACTAACGCAGTGGAAATTGTTGCCAATTATCTCACCACAATTATGAGCCACAATTCCATTAGCATCAAATCGAGAAACTCCTGGAACAGTGCAGTCAAAACTGCTTCTACTCCATCAGGTATAATTTCTTTGATTTTAACTACAAATCGCTCACGATTTAATTTTCGTTTGTATCCACTAATTAATTTATTTAAACGACTTGCTTTGTCAGGTTTTTGGAATCAACAATATCCTGGAACACGTAAATGTTGTCATTGCTGATAACAAAGTTCATTAGGACGCTCTTGATAAATTGTTGAGATAATACCTAATCTCGCCAGCATCCTTTGAACTATTTTTAAAGTTTCTAGATTACTTTGTGACAATCTAATACTAATTCCTTTTTGTTGACTTCCTTGTACGCTGCCATCAGCATCAAATAAACCACGTAAAAACCACAGTAAAATGCATAACTTGCTTCTTCAATTTTACGTGTTGGCATTTTGTTGTCTAAAGTAACGTCATAGCTAGCAGCTAATTTAGCTAATTCTGTTGATTGAATTACTCGATAATTCTGCTGTTTATAGTAATGTCCAGATTCTGTAGTTCCAGCATAATCAACAGTTTTTAAGTAAAAGCAACAGCATGTTTTCCCATTTCCTTTGAGAGTCAGTTTCCAATATCGTAAAAGTGCTGTTTTGCCCCATTGTGTTGATGAAATGCTGCCATTACCAATTAAATTGCCAATTAACCAGCCTTCGTCAAAGGTTCCAGAAACTATCCCAATGCTGTGCTTCACGATGATTGTGAAGCTGAAATATAATCTCCTGGATTTAAATTTTTAGCTTCAGTCCATTCAAGAGTATTGCTTTTTCTGAGTCTGAGCAGTAACTTTGAGTAGTTGGTGATTGCCAGTTAATCGCAATTCATATCCTTCTTGAGTGATTACTTTTAGCACTGATTTGACTCCTGTTAGCCAAAAACCTTCACGTGTAGTGCTAAATAATTCTCCATTAATGTAAACACTTGTTTGCTTACCTACTAAGTCTTTAACTTGTCTTGCTCCTTTCTCTGTGTGAATCCAAGTATCAGCAGTAACACATGGATTCAAACCATATCGTTGTAATCGCTCTTTAGCATCAATTTCATTAATTCCATATTTACCAAACCATTTTGCAGCAGTGTTTCTTTCGTAAGCACGTAAAAATTCTGTCTTATTCTCTGGAGTAACAACATCTGCATTTGCCCTGGCTACAGCTTCTCCCGCCCATTGTATTGCACCTTCTCCACTCCAAAATTGACTAGAGACTGAATCTAAGCAATCTTGTAATGATGGTTTTTGGTGAAATACTCTTGTATGATTTGCCATCCGTAAAGCATCTTTCTCTGGATCCATTTTCCACCCATCTGGTGTTTGTTGCCATAAATTAGCTTTAGCAGATGCCGCTTCATTATCATATGAACTGAATTGACGCATTCCAGCGCTGCGACGTATATTACCAGCAACAACAACGCTAGCAGCTTCGTCTATTAATAAACAGCATTCAACTGATGTTAAATATCTTCCAACTGCTTTATTTAATATTGCAGAGCATCTTAAAAACAAGTCTTGTAATTTAACAGGATTAGCAACTCCTCCAAAAGACTTGAGCGGTGTTCCATTAGGACGGACATGAGACAAGCACACACTTAAATTTATTTTGCCCCCATAAAGAGAATTTGATGATGCTTCTAGCAATAATTTATAAGCATCTACCCACGCACTACGGCTATCGCCAACATACATAATAAATTGCTCATTTCCAGCATTAATCCAGGTAGTATGCTCTTGTCTGTTTTCAGCATCTACTTCTCCTGGTTTACCAAAAATGCTGACATTTATCTTATTTAAAATTTTAGGTAATTTCTGATAGTATTTTGGCTCAATCACTGCTCCTGTGCCACAACCCATCATTGCCAAATCCATCATCAAAGCAATGAGTTCCATCCAGTCAAATTGGTAGAAGTGCAATTGTATGCTCCGGAGAAATTAGATGGATTTTCCAACCATTCTGTGCCGCCAACCCACAGCCATCTACCGCTTGGCAATGATTTCATATTTTTCATATTCTTGGTAATTAACGCTATCTCTTCTAGCGTTAATCTTCCCAATCTTTCCAATGCTTTTAATGTTCTGTCACACACTTGCTCCCAAGACTCGCGTCCAAACTCAGTACGACGAGAGTAAGTTCTGTAAAACACTGGATTAGCGGTAGATGTTGAGTCAAGCATATTTTTTATAGTAAATAAATAACTTTTAAACTGTAACTTATTTGATATAAAATTGGTAGATTGTAAAGCAAAATTTAATGTAGATATCTGTTGACGTTAAAACAAATAATTGATATAATATATAAAAGTTTAGTAAAGTAAAAACATGATAGCAGAGGAAGATATTAGGAGCAAACAAAAACAGATTAAATATCAAACAACTAATTGGACAATAGAGCAATTGATTGTTGATATCAATTTGGGTAAAATAAATGTCCCAAGAGAATGGTGTTGGGACATTAACAAGCAATCACAGGTAATAGAAAATATTATCTTGGGAGTTCCATTCTCAGCATTGTTTGTGTTAGATAATCTCGAAATATTAGAGATAAATGCAAGTATTCAACTTGCTAAAACTCTAATAAATTTCGTTGAAAATAAATTTTGTCTAATAGGAATGACTCGATTGTCTTCTTTGAATGGATTTAAATTTATGGATTTAAATCCACAAAGACAAATAATGTTTAAGAAAACATTAATTAGAGTCATTATCGTTGATAAGCAAAGTAATCTTGCTTTGTTTGAGGATTCGTGATACAATAAAACAAATAACAAATACGCCGTAGAACAAATGAACACAGTGATTTTGGTAGGAAACACAGGACAGGAGCCAACAGTTAAGTATTTTGAGTCAGGCGCATCCAAGGTGACGGTAACCCTAGCAGTGCGCAGAACAAAAGAGTTGACAGATTGGTTTGATATTGAAGCCTGGGGAAAAACAGGCGATATACTAATCAATTACGTTCCAAAAGGAACAAAAATTGCTGTTAAAGGCAGTCTTAAAATTGACTGCTGGGATGACGTTAAAACTGGCAACAAAAGAGAAAAGCCAGTAATCTTAGTGGAGTCAATTGAAATATTGTCTTCTAAAAAGGAGGCATTAAATGCCTAAGTTGTATTCTCCCAAAATGTATGAATACGTTGTCATACAAGCAGCTGAGAAAAAAGAAGCAACAACAATCTTTGATTGAGCAAGCAATCCAATAACAATAGAAACTCAAAAACAATCTGTGTACAAGATTGTTGGTTTTTCTAGCTAAAAGATGGCACATTTCAATTGGAAGCAGATCCAATTGAAGATCCATCCATGAAAGTTCTTAGCTAGCAAGTCCTCCTGGACAAAAGCTAATCAATTAAAGCCAGCTCCGGTGGGGCATAGAACATGGACAGATGCAGATGTCCGGAGATTGTGGAAATCAGCTTAAATCAAACATTACCTAATTCTTTGTTGGAAGAGTTGGGTAATGTTACTGCTATAATATAGATAGCCCTGCTTTTGCGAAGTCCTAAGTTCCACTTAGAATACGCTTGAAAATCAATCTTGATGAAGATCTTGTTGCAAGCATAGCAAAAGTGGGGTTTAATCTTTGTTAGCAACTATTGCTAATGAACACACCACCGAATCTAAATAATTTTCTCACTCACTCACAAGTGCAAGTAATCAATCAAAGCATCGCCCAATTCTTCAGCAGAGGGATTGGGCTTTGTTATGTCTAGCGTATCTAGTAAACGCTGCTTATACTCTGTTGCAATCTTTAACTTTAATATTGTTGTGTCTGATTCCGTAAACTCTGGAGAAAAAGGCTTCTCCCAATCTGGTGAAGCTTCACCAAAGTGCAAATCTTCTAAAGTGAAGCCAGTTAACTCGATATCAAAGCTATTTTCATCCAGGAAAGATAATTGTGCTGAATTAATTCCGGGTTAAATCCGGAATTATGTGAGATCTTATTATGTGCGAGCCTATACGCTATTTTTTGCTCTTTAGACAATCCAGAAATAACAATGACAGGAACTGTATTCATATTTAGCTTTTTAGCTGCTAACAATCGTCCATGTCCTTCTAGGATTACGCCCTTTTCGTCAACAGCTATTGGATCCAAAAAGTCAAATTCAACAATACTATCAGCTATTTGTTGCACTTGAGATTCTGGGTGCAGCTTAGCATTTTTATCGTATGGGATAGGACGAGTAATACTCCAATACTCTATTACTGAAATAGTTATGTTGCTCATACAATCAAAGTATTTATTATTAAATTAACACGAATAAATTAAAAAGTTACAGGAACTATTAACGCAAAACATGCAATAATAAAGATATTTTATTGAGGCAACATTATGTTAGAAGTTTCAGAATATTTGGCTGATCTCGTATTTAAACCAGCTGAAGAAATTTATAAACAATTGGAGATAATGAATCATCTGCTAGATGTATTTGATGAGTTGTATCTTGATGAAAACCAAGATATACAGATTCACAACAAGCAAATAGGAATTAGAACGCATATTCCTAATAATATTGACTATAGCACTAAAGCGGCTATGCTTGGACATGCTTTATATGGCATCCATTGGAGCATAGCTTTGCCAGATTATTTAAAGATAGTTAACCAAAAATGGAAAAAAATAAGTAAAAAACCTATTGACAAGAAGAAATAAGTAGTTTATATTAGAGGTATAGATATAGGAGAACAAAAGACATGGTAAAAGCAGTGTTGAACAGAGATTTGGAGAAGTTTCCAGGATGGGAGTTGGTACCACGACAAATACAAGATGCTTACTTGGTAGAGCATCTGTTTCAGGACAGTAAGATTGTACTGAAGCTACCAGACAGCATTAGAGTTCTCCTTAGAAGAGAAAAGAAATTTGTTTATTTTAGCTAAGATAAGCATGTATTATTACTGGCATCCTTTGATTCAGTATTTGGATAGCATCCCCTGGAAATGCCCATTTGCCTTTATGCTGGATCTCCAACTCAGAACTAATATTTGATGTTCAGACAAGATATTTGGAGCAAATTAAGAATGGGTTGATGCCTATTGGATTTGTTTCTCCTTCAACAGGGAAAAAATATACTTCTAAATCAACAATTTTAATACCCTGCTTTATGTGTTATGCATGAAGCAGGGTATTTTTGGCATTATGAATGACTGGCTCTCTCCTCCTGGTGATACAATTCTGGATCTAATTGAAGAACGCAATTGGACACAATCCCAATTATCAGAACACATGGGATATACAACAGAATACATAAATCAATTAATTAATGGTAAAGCACTAATTAATGAGGAGATTGCAGCTAAACTAGAACAAGTATTAGGAAGTACTGCTGGATTCTGGCTTAATCGCGAATTTCAATACCGTAACCAACTTACTAAAATGGAAAAACTTAACTTGTATCACGTTTCAGCTGATTTCTTAGGAGAGAATTTGGAGTATGGTGGCTATTTCGATATAGTTACTTATACTTCGGAAAAAGCCAAAGAAATGCTTGTAGAATGGCTTAAAAATGGAGCGAGAGCAATGATGATTACAAGTATTATCTAGATGAACTTGAAGAGCAATTGAAGCTAGATAATACTTTGTTGCACGGCAGCTTCACTGATGAAACTGAAGAAGGTATTTGGATAGAAGAATATCAATCTTTATCATGGGAATAAGCGGGAACTATCTAGTTGAAGTTCCCGCTTTATCTTAAAAGGGCATTTGATCTACAGTCAACACAACTTTAGTACTCAAATGCTCTATTTTTTTAGCTTGTATTACTGCTTTTTTCTGTTTGTACCACCTGCATCTTCTGTAGTGTTAATTTCCACAGAACCATCAATAATTACTTTGTCCTCTACTTCCAATTTATCGTTGTTTTCATTCTTAACAACAATAGTTTTAAATAAATAATCTACATCTCCTTGCTTTACAGCTGGAGTCTTTAAAACTAACTCCCATCCTGGTTTTCCCCAAGATGTTGTTGATTCTTTTTTGTCAATTATTGTTCCTGTAATAACAATTGAATTCATCGATGTTGTTCTCCGTAATTTATTAAATTTTAGCATATAATATTGTTGCTGACAATAATACAAAATGTTAATTATGTGGGAATCCCATCCTTTAATTCCAACGCTAGAAGTTGCCGTGCCTTTGCAAATTTTAAAGATAAAAAAGCAAGGCTATGTTCCCAAAGTACCGGAAGATATAGAAGAATTGATATCTTCTCATGGAGATGACTTGATGTTTGGAGGCAAACGCGGGAAAGCAGCTGAAATATTCAATAAGTTAGCTTATGCACTTGCAATTATGTCTTTTTATCCAGGCGGTGTTAGAATATTTGGCAATCACTGGATTAGCGAATTGTAATGAACAATAGAGGCTGTTTTTCCTCTATTGTTTTTATCTCAATAAAAAAGCCCTGTCAGTTAAGACAAGGCTTTGAAAATTTTAAATACTTTACCAATGATCCCAGCCAGTGTGGGTGCTTCTGTCAATACCGCTTTCCCTAGCTTCAATCTCAGAAGCTAGATTGCTGAATGATTACACTGGCGTAATAAGCAGCTTCGTCGCTGCCTTCTAGTAATGAGCGAAGCAAAGCAGCTTGTTCTGGATTAATGCCATAATCCAGGGGCATCCGGAATTTCCCGTTCCGATGCTGCATCCATGTACTCCTGAAAATCAGGAGGAAAGGCGGCTTTTTCCACCTCTTCCATATATCTCCATTCTCTGGTGGTTAGCCAGTACACTGAACTGGCAAGTACTCGCTTCTTATCAGTCTTGTACTCAAGATGAGCTTTTAACTCATCTGAATCCAACTCTTCCTCTTCTGTGCAATAGCGCGCATACTCATCCAGGGTTCTTCCCTGGAGTTGAAATATTAAATTTTTATTGTAAATAGCTTGAATCTTTTTCTTGTATACTCATTGCTTTTTTCACTTTACTTAACATTCACAGCATAAACCACTATCTTTAATCTGTCAAGTACTTTCTAAAAGTTTTTATCAAAACAACCTTGCATTAGAACAAATCTGCTTTAATGCAAAGGTTGTTGTATTTTAGCCTTTTATCAATCCAAGACAGCCAACTGGACGAGTGTCATCAATGGAAAGATATACTGAACCTTTGATTGTTGCAAGTTTGCTTGTGTCGCCGTTCAACTCTTTATAAGCTGAACGGTACAAATTTGAAACAATGTAAATATCGTATCCAGGTGGAAGTTCATCTACTGCTGTAAATACAAGCGCTCCACTGATTGGAATATCGGTATCCCATTCATCCGAATCTGGTAAATTTTCTGTGGTGCAATTTAAATCAATACCTGGTTCAATTTCTTTGAGTGGAATTGTGTCAGGATTGATAAGCACTAATTTCCTACCATGTTGCTGAGCATCCTCAGCTTTAAAAAAGTAATTTTATGGCTTGTACCATTGAAAATTTTTGGCTTTTTTCTTCATTTCTTACCCCTTTTTACTCAATAAGAAATCTCTAAGCACACATATAGGCTTGTACTTAGGATTTAATACAAATGCTTTGTCAATACAATCAGTTGCATCAGATATATTGCCCATATCAAAGTAAGCAACTGCTTGATTGTAGTAAATCTCCCAATGTTGCTCAACTTCCGAAGCTGAGTTGTAATCTTCTATAGCTGAGGCATAAAACTCCTCAGATTCTTGAGATTGACTTCTAGCGTGAAGTCCCAAGTCACGGGACATGCTTGCTCTGTCTAGTAATTCTCGCCACATAAATTATAAATCTTGATTGTTGTCAATAAATATTGTATCATAAAGTAGAAACAAACAAAAAAGCTAGTAAACAGTCAATACTAGCTTTTTCTTATTTTTGGAAATTGCTTGTAACATTAACTTTGTGCTTTTGTCCCTCTATTTGAGTTTGAGAAACAACACTATGAGTAACATCGCTCTCTGTATTTAAGGCAAATAATTCTTGCTGGTTGGAGAGAGCTGGAACCCTTTCCTTGACTGCGTTTGCTCTGCTTTTGCTCCTCTTGATTGGAGAGACTAAATGATTCATTCTTTTTAACTAACGTTTTAATATCTCTAGCTGCATTTACTGAGTCTAAGAAAACATAGTTATTAGAGCAAAGCTGTAAAAGCTTTGCTATTTTAATTAAAGAGATTACACCAATAATTAATAAATGTATTGATAATATTTAAATAATGATTTATATTATAAAAATGAGAAAATATTGGAGGCAACATGATGAAGTTAACATACAAACAAACTCAAGAAGTTATAAGAGACTTATCTATTTTGTCTTATGGCAATACGCCGTTTGAGACAATTCATTAGAGCATTGAATATTAATCAATGGGCAGTAAGAATGACTTACATCAATGGAAAATTGAGTTTTGAACAAACAGAAAAAACTTACGTTCCATCATTGGAGTATAAGATAGATGATTTCAGGAAGAGGAACAGCGAATCGAACGCTTAGAAGATGAGATATGCCCGGAGAGGGCATATAATCTTAGAGGCACTTTATCAGCTATACAGATTTCCCACAAGAGATTTTGTGGGTGATGCGATTGCTTACAAGATACCATTAAGAGTAATCTTGTCCCCAGAACCTGATATAGGAATAGTAAAGATGGACACCACCATCCAATGGTTGTTATGTCCAGACATATCTCTCAAAGAGATATTAAGAACAAACTTGGAGATGGCAAATCAAGAGGAGCTTAAAAGGTGGAGGGAGCAGCTTGAACCCGATTTAAGCGAGTTTCCATCCAATCAAAGAGAAGAAGCCAGAGTCAATGTCATCATATTGGGATGACAGGGATTAATTGTAAGAAACCACTTGACAGTGAAATAAAAGTAGTTTATATTAATGAAAGGAGGCAGGGAACTACTTTTACCCTGGGATAAGATGAGAACGACAGAAGTATTAATCAACTTGATCACCAGGAGTAGAGTGGCAACAATAACATCCGTCGCTGGATGGATGAGATTATTAAGATGGAAACAATTGGAGGAAGCAACAACAATGAAGGTATCATCATACAAAGTTAACGTATCCGAACTGCACATCGACGTGCAGAAAGAATTAGCATCCCATTTAGGCGGGAAGTTAAAGAAAGGGAATATTGACGATATCCCAAAATCCAGACAATATTGCCTGGGAAGAGGTAGAGTTAGCTGTCTATGGAGATATAGACAGCGACTCAGATAGGCTAGTTGAAATGATTAGCTGGGAAGATGAAACCAGCAGTGGAGATCCATTACTGGACGAGGTAAAGAGAAACTTTGCTTCGCTAGCAGACTGGAGCAAATATGCCTGTCCAGGGCATAAAGCCCAATCATACAGTTTTGGAACTTTGGAGGCAAATTTATTTCCTCCTTGGTATTTTCCTCCCCAGGAAGTATTGGGGACAGCCCTGTTGCTGCCAACAGGCAAAACCAAAGAGGTAGTAATGCCCGACTTTAGTGGAGGGTGATGGCGCGAGAAACAACTGCTAGCATGTCTATAATTGTGACATCATATTCGTTGTGAATGGCAGCACGCAGATGGAGCCCGCTATCTGGGCAGGTGCTGACCTTGCCCACATATGGGAGTGAGGAAGAAATTCTTAGATAAATATTCAAAAATGGATATACGAATTTTCTACAACGTGAAGAAATGACATGGGGCGACTGTTGCTCCAATTGAGCATCGAAGGATGATCAGCGAGAAGTATGCCAAGAGCTGAGAGAACAAGAATGCAAAAAAGCAGCGGATAATTGCTGCACCCGAATGGTTCATCAAGATTAAAAAGAGGAAGCCCAGACAAGGAGAGATTCTGGGTGAGGGGATGACTACATAATTTCCTACTTTTGGAATCCCGAAGTAAGGGACAGTAATTGAGAATATGGATGACAGACGCATGGTCAAACTGTCCTAACCGGCACAAATCGGTTCGGCTAGGAATCCGATCAAGTTGTGGTAGTGCAGCAGATTGGACAGGCTTGTACCAACAAATCGAGAGATCGACCCGAGCATACAACGAGTATGTCGCTGACAGGCAACAAACGCAATCTGCCATTCAAAACCTTTGAGAAGTGATCAACAAAATAATTAAAACTACTCTCTAAATCAGAATCACGTGACAATAATTAGAGAGTAAGTTTGCATTATAGAAACAGATAGTAGGAGACTAATTAAAATGATTCAAAATTTAAGTGGAGCTGATTTAAAGAATTGCGATTTAACAGATCGCAATTTTACAAATACAGATTTGATAGGCGCTGATCTTCAGGCTCAAATTTGGAAAATGTTAAATTATGTTTGCTGATTTAATGAATGCTGATTTAACAGCTGCTTATTTATCAGGAGCTGACTTAACAGGCGCAAAATTAAATAGCGCTGATTTAACATGGGGCTAATTTAACTAATGCTGATTTGACAGGCGCTGACTTGACAGGCGCTCATTTGTTTGGTGCAAACCTAAAAGATCGACAAATGCAAACTTGTCAGGTACTGATTTGACAAATGCCTATCTAACTGACGCTGATTTGACAGATGCCAATTTGTCAGGCGCTGGATTATATAACGTTGATTTAGCAGGAGCTAACCTGTCAGGTGCTAATTGGCAAGGCATCTGGGAAAATGCAACTTGGCAGGAGTTAATATTAGTTGATGCTAACTTAACATGTTAGCAATTTGACGTATTGCCAATTTAGCAGGAGCTGATTTAAAAGGAGCTGATTTAGCAGGAGCTGATTTGTCATGTTGCCGATTTAACTGATGCCAACTTAAGTAGGTGCTAATTTAGAATGTGCGCTGGACCCTGAAGGCGCTATATTTGACGGGACGCTAATTTGTCACGGTGCAAATTTGACCTGCGCCTATGCGCGAGGGTGCTAATTTAGATGACTGCTAACACTGAGAATGCAGTATTGGAATATTTGAGAAGAGGATAACAAACAAAAAGATCGCACCCTTCTCAGGACTGGAAGGGTGGTTTTTTATTAGGAGTACAAATGAAAGATTACACTGGAATTAATCTAAGTGGTTTTTGTTTTGAGAATGAAAACTTAGCAAATTTTATATTTGCAAATGCTAATTTATCAAGAATTAAGCTAAATGGAGCTAATCTGTCAGGTGCCAATCTGTCAGGTGCAGACTTAAATTGGGCTAGGTTAATAAACGCTAACCTCTCAGGAGCAAACTTGTCAGGTGCAAATTTAACAATGACTAATTTGAAAGGAGCTGACTTAACAGGAGCAAACTTGTCAGATGCAAATTTAGAAAGTACTAATTTAACAGGTGCAAAATTAACAGGTGCTAATTTAAGTGAGAGCTTATTTAGAGCGATGTTAATCTAACAGGTGCTGATTTAACTGGAGCTGATTTGAGTAAAGCCAACTGGGAGTTTGCTAGCTTAACTCGAGCTGATTTAACTGATACTAATCTAACTGGTACAAATCTAAGAAATACTGATTTAGCAAAATAATTAAACTACTCTAAACCACTTGACAGTAGATTCCCCAGAGATGGCATGCCTGGTGTCAAGATTGAGGACATAAGGAACAGGAGGGCAAATATGCCAGCAGTGGGCGTCCACAACAGTGGCATGAAGATCAGAAATATAGAATATCCCAGCAGTGGGTAGACTGTTGGGAAGTAGAGTTCCAAATCCTTGATGATGAGGAGGATTACTCCCTCTACCACCACTTCCCATCCACCTCCTCAAGGCAAAAAGCAAGCACTTGCCTTGCAACATCAAGGTTCGCACAAAAAGAACTTACGCCAGACAAAGGTACAAATAAGAGACATCCTCCCTCATCAAATAAAAATAAGTACTCCAGAATGGCACAGATGGTGTAGGGAGTGGAGGATATAAAAAACAAGCGTCAGAGATGGCGCTTTTTTAGTGAGATGAAAACAGAGCCAAAAAACAGCATCAATCCAACGCAATAATCAATGTTTTAGGCAATAGTGAGATGAAATGGGCATTGATTCAACAAAATAATCAGAATAGAGCTGGAATTAATGCTTGTCCAGCGAGTGAGATGAAACCAACGCCAAAAATAAGCATGAATCCAACGCAATAATCAATGTTTTAGGCAATAGTGAGATGAAATGAACGCCATTTAGTGAGTGAGATGAAAACAGAGCTAAAAAATGACATTGATTCAACGCAATAATCAATGTTCTAGGCGATAGTGAGATGAAATCAACGTCATTTAGCAGGTGGAGTAAATTAATTTCTTTCGTTCGCGAGATGCAAAAAGTCAATCTCCCCGATCCATAGATGACAAAAGAAGAAATAGAATATATAAACAGCAAATGAGAAATTTCTTCTTTGGTTAAAAATCTTGATTGTTTAGCAAACAGAAAGATTTCTTGTTATCAATTTAAATTACCCCGCGCTGAGACTTGTCAAATATCCACCTTATAGTAATCAGTTTATAAAGCTAAGAATATATAAGCATTAACTTTAAGAAAGAAAGAAGATGTAAGCGGTGTAGAGATAAAAGTGTTAATTTCGCGAGATTCAAAAAATCAATCTCGCGAGATGCAAAAAATCAATCTCCCTGATCCACTAGATGACAGAAGAAAAAAAGAATATAAATCAAAGAAAGAAATTTCTTTTTGCTGGAATCAAGAAAAAGAATTTTTAAGAACCAACCGTCTTGAGTAGTTAAATTATCCCGCGCTGAAGCTTGTCAAGTAGTGCTGGTAGATTTATTTAAAAAGTCTCTGAGGAGAGACTATGGATGTTAGCTTAGTAGATTTTGTTGTTCACTTGAATTCAAGAGCTTGTTTTTGCGCTTAGCATTATCTTCAAGGTATTGCTCTAAGAAGAGTGGAATATAAACATCTTCTAAGAACCAACGAAAATAGTGAGTTCTGGATATTGGTAACACCTTATGATTTGAGTGTTGCGTTTGTCATTGAAGATGATGGTGCCTGTGCTGCTTTCTAGCGCCCATTCTTTGTCTTTACGATAGTTTGCCCATCGTATGCCAACAGAGCCGTCTAATAAGTCAAATTTATCTACTGGATGGCGTAAAGTCTGCTCAACATACAGCAGTAATAAATGACTTTCTCCAAATACTGCCCAATGCTTCTCTGGCGTAATCACTTTATTGTTTAACAATCTATCTGCATAGATTTGTTTAAAATCTGGTTTTGAATTAAAGCTGCCAGTTTTTCTTATCTCTGGTAGTACTTTCTCGAATACCCAGTCCTGGAATTTCTCTGCACTGGGTAGCTTACTGCTAAATATAAGCTGGTATATGCCTGCCTCCTCTAGAACTGTTACTTGTTGCAGTCCTCCGGGTGTTAGCCATTTTAGCTACCCCTTTGTTTTTGCTTTTAACTTTAGTAGAGATTGTTTTAGCTGGATCCGCATATCCCAACACAGCAGCAACGTCATTAGCTACTGGTTTGCCATCAATGAATCTGATTTCGTGTCCTTCAAATTGAAAAATTTGTGCCATAATTAGTTATGAAAGTTGATTGAGTTGATGCCTCTAGTTCCTGTGACTAGGGGTATCTTTATTTTAGCACTTAAAAATGCGATCGCCTCACCGCTTTAACATACTCAAATAAATAAATATTTCTAAAGTTATTGACTTTAAGAAAGTAGTTTATTAATATTGAGATATCGGAACTTTGGGGTATGTATGAAGCGAACACAACTTCAGAAGTTAGCTGGACGGAGAAATACTCTATTAGCCCTGGTGAGAATGGGGCTAAAACGCTATATTCTTGACTTGATAGATATCGAGTCGGAAATAGAGAAAATTAACAGCTAAAAATGTAAAATTAGCTGTATCTAAAAAACGAGCGATCGCATTCCTAAAACAAAAACTCTCAACCAACAGCGCGTGGGCGTTGAGAGCGCTTGTAGTTGTCTATAGCGGACAAACACAAGCAGAGCGCATAAATGAAGAAACATCCGAGCATAATGGCATCGGATTTACCGCATTTGATGCTGGAATACTGTCTAGTCTCTCGCTTCAATATACAGAGACTGGGAGATTGTCCAACAAGCAGTTGGAGTTGTTATTTGATAAAATGCCCAAGTATGCTGGGCAGTTGTTAGCATTGTCCGATATTGAGAAGTTGAATCGGATGCTGGTGGAGTGACAGCACATTTAGAGTAGTGCTGTCACAATTAGTTAGAGGGTAGAGAAAACTTTATCCCGCCCCCAAGTTCTCCATTCTTGGATTAAACTTAAAACGGAAACATCGTAGTCTCTCAATGATGTCCACTCCGGACATTGAGTACACCAGATATCAACAACTTTGATTTCTCTGGCTACGATTATCTGCTCCGTTGGTACTTCGTGTTCAGCCCAAAACCCAAGTACCAACACACAGAACTATTTAACATCTTTAATAAATTTGTAAAGGCATTTAATTGCCCTTTTTGTTTTACTGTACCGGCTCGCTTGTATTCCCCAAGCACAAACTCTTTACAACTAATCTCCACAAAGAAGTCAATATCAGTTGGGCTGATATTTCTTTCGAATCCAAAGCCAGTCATATCAAGTAACTTGGCTTGTTTATATTGTTCCAAATTGCGTATAGAACCTGGTATCATCTTGTTTTTTATTTAATGGAATATCTTATTATAAACGCCTATCGATATTGCGCCAATAGTTAATAGTACTTGGTAGCAAATAATTTATTTATTAAAATGTTAGGATATCTGCAATAAATGGCAACACTAAGATTAGTTATTAAAGATATATGAAGCTTAATTTACCCAACTCAGAACGGTGGACAAAAGAAGAGTGCAGAACCCGCTATATTGAAGACGAGAAAATATCATTGAAAGCGGTTTCTATACTTTCTAATGTTCCAAAACCAACTCTGGAAAAGTGGAGTAAAGATGGCAATTGGATGGCTGATAAGAAAGAATTCCATAAAGATTTAGCCAAAAAAGCTGCTTCCCAAAAACTAGTAGATGAACTTTCTAAACTTGCAACTGATAGCTATAAAGCACACTATCAACTATTGGCTTATGCTGCTCAAGTCATCAACTACAAAGTTCGTGACTTGGCAAATATAGAGCGATTACCAGAACACGAACGTCTAGAATATCTCAAAACAGAGCATAACCCCTACGATATGGATGCATGGAGCCGCATTATATCGCGCGCAACTCAGAGTATTGCACAAGCTACCGGATTACAAAGCTATATCGATATCAATGCAGCTATTAAACGTCTTGAAAAAGATGGATACGGCATTATTGACATCTCATCAATCAAAGACGATATCGCAACTGAATAAACCATATCTTTGCACTTGGTTTCATTATCTTATTACTTCACTTAAACTTGTCTGGTGTAGTCTAAATGCTTGTTTTATTGGCAATGTAGCGCTTTTTGTTGTTTTGCTCTATTGGTAAAATTATTCGATAAACTCCCATAAAAAAACCCACCAGGGCAGGTGGGTTGTGGTTGTTATGGTTGGTGGTTATTCTAATACTCTGGGAATTTGTATTCCTCGTCTATCTCTCTATCGTCTATGTACCAGTTGAGTGTGGGGGCATCTGGCTCCGGGGTGTTCCATTCGTCAATGTACAATTCATAGCACTCGAACTGCTTGAGGGCATCTCGAATTGCTGTATAGAATTCGTATTCTTCTTGTTGTTTGTTTTCTGGTTGCATTTGCTTGGTGGAAGATTTCCATTCCTGGAAATCTTTTTGATCCATCCACAATTGTTGTTTTACCACGTCTGTCAGTAAACAGCTCAAAACCAAAAGTTTTTCCTTTGTATTGCATTGTCAGATCCATTGTTTTGCCCTCTCTGTTGTTGTCTGTTTTTTGTTTACATTCATAATATAAACTACTGCTCAAATAATGTCAAGTGATTTTGGAAATATTTTTTTAATTCCTCAAACGCTTGTCCCGTCTCGTTTTTCCTTGATGCTTTGGTTCGCTAATTGTTGCTTTGGTGGGTTGTGTGAGTAGTTTATTGAATCTGCAAAATTTTTATACAATGTGGGGAGATATGGCACCCCACCTCACTCCCATTACACGCGTCCCCTCCCCTATGAACAACTCCACCCGCTTGGGTGGGTTATGAAAAACATCAATATTCGTTATGGCAGTAGACTGGAACCGTCTCTGCATTGAAACTCCTAAAACTACCCAGGGGTTGAAGCCCCAATGCTACAGGAACCTCAGCCCAGAACGCCCGCATCATGCGTCCGTAAAAGCGATTACGGGCTTTTTCCATCTTGCATTTGAGCCTATGTACTGTTCCTCAGCTTCGTCCTCATCATCGGAGGACACTTCTAAAAATGGGTACTGACTACCCACAACACTGCATAAAATTCCTCTTCATCCACCCACACACAGTAGTCATCCGCTTGTACTATAAAATCTAATTCCTCAAATCTCCAGTTCATTGCCTCTGCTCCTTCTCTTTGTGTCTATATATATAATATAAACTACTATTCAAATAATGTCAAGCACTTTTTAAAAGTTTTTTTATATTAAAGATTTATGTTTTGCTTTAACAGAGCATATGCTATTTAGCGATCGCTCGGTAACCATGCCTAAGCATATATTGTTTTGTTGCGTTAGTGCTGGTTAGGCATTAAAAAACCCTAGCTTTGTTGCTAGGGTTGGGGAGAGTTAGAAGTGTTCTATTGGAATGTCTTCTAGTTCTTGTGGTTCTGGCTCTTCAAAAGCCAGAAATGGGAATGTGGCATCAACCATCTTGCTCTGGTTTTCCCAGAGTTTTCCAGACAATGCTCTTGAAAGAAGTACCAT